CCGCGGAGCATCCTCGGCAACCGGATACAAGGGAGCATCCTCGGCAACCGGAGACTACGGAGCATCCTCGGCAACCGGATACAAGGGAGCATCCTCGGCAGAAGACAAAGATGCGGTCGCTGTTGCTTGGGGTTACAAATCAAAAGCAAAGGGTGTTATTGGCTCGTTTCTTGTTTTTGCAGACTGGGAATACACTGGTTCAGAAGATAATACGGAATATGACAGAAATAACCAGAGTGCATGGGTTCTTAACGGCGCAAAGATGGTGCAGGTTGATGGGGAAAATATCAAGCCGGATACTTGGTATACGATTGAAAATGGAGAGATTGAGGAGGTATCAGAATGAATTACATAAAAGCAAAATATCCAAACCAGATCCGGTCATATATATTTGCTACATCAGACGATGTAAAAGCCGGTGACACGGTTGTAAATGCCAAAGGTGCAAAGCTGACAGTTACAGATGAATCAGTGGATATGGCATGGGTGGAAACCTACGGTGCTGATAAGGTGGCGGTTGTGAAGAAATATGAGGAAAGCGAGGAAAAGCAGTGAAACTTTATTTTTATGGACTTAATTCGGACGGAATCTCCGTCACAGAAGTGGAAGTGATTGAAAAACCAAAGACATATTATCCAGTTGATAAGAAAAGAGGTTTTCCAAATTGCATGAGCTTTGTTAGAAAAGAGGACGAAGGGAAAATTACTGGCTATTATGAAAATATTTTCCTTACAAAGCCGAATTACGATTATGCAAAAGAAAAGTTTAGAGAAGTCGCAGAAAAGGAACTTGAATCGGCAAAAGAAAAGTTTGAAATAGCAGAAAACAAATTAAAAATCATCATGGAAAGCGAGGAAAAATAATTATGGCAGAAACAAAGAAACAGGAAGTAGCAGTAGCAGAAGAAAAGACAGAGGTTGCAACACACAATAACAAGGTTACCGATTACAGCCTTGGAATTTTCGGAACATCCGACAATTTCATCATGGCTATGCAGATGGCAAAGGCACTGGCAAGTTCAACAATCGTTCCGCAGACATTCCAGAAGAACGATGCAAACTGTCTGATTGCTATTGAGCAGGCGCAGAGACTGCGAGTAAGCCCACTGATGGTTATGCAGAATCTGTATGTGATTCAGGGTAGACCGTCTTGGAGTTCAAAGTTTCTGATTGCGGCAATCAATAATTCCGGCAAATTCGATATGGAATTACAGTTTGAGGAAACTAGAGATAAAGATGGCAAGCCTTATTCGTGCCTTGCTTGGACTACGAAAAATGGTCGTAGAGTTGAGGGAATGACCGTGGACATGGAAATGGCTAAAGCCGAGGGATGGCTTAGTAAGAACGGTAGTAAGTGGAAAACCATGCCACAGTTAATGCTTCGTTACAGAGCCGCATCTTTCTTCTCCAGTCTGAATTGCCCGGAGCTGACAATGGGATTATATACGAAAGAGGAAATGCAGGACAACGATTTCAAGGAATATCCGATGGAAGATTTGCAGGAACAGGTCAAGCGTGATATTTCCGAAAATGCCAATTCAGAGCCATTTGTTGTAGCTGAATCCGAAGCTATTGAGACCGGGAGCGAAGTAGTTGAACCAGAGCCGGAGAAAGTAGCCGGAGAAGTCGTTGAGAATGACGAGAACGTACCGGACTTTATGAAAGATTAGGAGGTTGCCATGAGAGTTATATCACAGGACGGCACATTGGATTTTCCGTACGAAAATAGCATTGTTTTTATTGATACAAGGGCGAAAGAAGCAACATTTGTCCGGATGCAGGCAATCGGAGACAATGAGACTTCAATAACAGCTAAATATTCCACGAAAGAAAAGGCAAAGAAAGCCATGGAAATGCTTAGAGAAGAATATCAAAAATATGCAAGCCAGAATTACATGAAAGTATTTCAGTTCCCGGCAGAGGAAGAATTGGAGTAGCCTATGGAAGTTATATCAGTCTTAGAATCCGTGCAGAAAGGCATGAAAGATAACATTTACAATTTCTGCAAAGATGGAAAATGTAGCCAATGCGGTAACTGCTGTTCCAACCTTTTGCCAATGAGCAGAAAGGAAGTAGATGCAATTCACAGATATATCCGTAAGAACCATATCAAAGAGTGCAAACATCTTCTTCCCACTGCGAATAGAACGTATGATATGACATGCCCTTTTCTTGATACGGATAAGAGTTGCGAGAAATGCAGAATCTATCCGGTTCGACCAGAAATTTGCAAGCAATTTATCTGTGACAATGAGCAGAGGGCAAAGCATAATCGGGCATTGTTGGGACAGACAAGACAGATTATTGATGTGAGGAGTGAGTTTTATCACAGAAATGGAAAATAGGCAGAAAGAAAAAATTACAAAAAGCCGAGAACGCGTCAAAAAGTTTGGAGAAGTTTATACGCCGGGCTGGATGGTACAAAAGATGTGCAATATGTTGGAAGATGAAAATGGTGGTGCAGAGTGTTGGAGAGGAACAGTGTTGGAGCCTGCGTGTGGTACTGGAAATTTCCTTGTGGAAATCTTGAAACGGAAACTGTCAATAGGAATGACTGAAACGGAAGCTGCAGAGACATTATTCGGCATTGATATTCTGGCAGACAACATAGAAGAGAGCATACAGAGACTTACGGATCTTGCACCGACAGCAGAAAGTATATTCAGAAAGAACATTGTTCAGGGCAACTTTTTAAAACCGGAAGGAATATGGTTTTTGGAGGATGCCGAATGAGAGAAAAAGCGGAAGACCCTTATGTATCTCTTGGTATATGCTCCAGATGTCACAAAGGCATATTGGGAACGCAGTACAAAATGTGCGCTGAGTGCCGGGAGAAGAAAGCGAAGGTAGAAGCTAAGAGACTTGCAAGGGAAACACCGGAACAGGCAGAAGCACGGAAAGAAAGAGTCCGTACCAGATATTACATGAATAAGTCCAGTGGAATATGCGTGAAGTGTGGAAAACGTAATGCAGTATGCGGAACTGTTTTATGCAACAGGTGTTTGGCAAAGAGGCGTTCGTGCGAGAAGTCCACAAGCCAAAGGGAGTACCGGGAGGATAAAGGATTGTGCATAATCTGTGGTAGACCGGCGGTATCTGGAAGAAAGCATTGTGAGGAACATTTAAAGATGCTACGGAAAACAGTTGCAAATGCGGCAAGCCATATAGACTACACGAAACATCCTTGGATAATCGATAATAAACACATATTTGAAAATTGAGGTGAAAGAGGTATGAAACTTAAAGCCTTAGGCTCTGGTTCATCCGGTAATTGCTACATACTGGAAAATGAAAGCGAAGCGTTAATTATTGAAGCAGGATTGCCGTTTATGGAAGTTAAGAAAGCACTGGATTTCAATGTGCGAAAGATTAAAGCAGTAATCACAACCCACATACATTCAGACCATCATCAGTACTTCTTTCAGTATGTTAGAGCCGGTATTCCAGTGTGGGAGCCGTTCAAATTGATAGATGGAAATATCCTACAGTTTGGGAAAGAAAGCTTTAGCATACGAGCATTTGAAAACCGGGATAAGTCCGGCAGATGGCTACACAACAACGGAGACGGTTCAGAGTGCCCCTGCTACGGATTTTACATCACACACCCGGATATTGGCAGCTTGGTGTATGCAACAGACACGGAATACGTCAGATGGAGATTTAATGGTGTTAATCACATCATGGTGGAAGCCAACTATGATATGCAGTTTGTGAACCGAGAAGAGCCAAATTACGAACACAGATTAAGAGGTCATATGAGCTTACCAACGGCACTTGACTTTATTTCTACTAACGATAATCCGGCATTGCGAAATGTCGTTCTAATTCACTTATCAGATAAATCAGCAGATTCGGCATTATTCAAACAAAGGACAGAAGAAACAGTTAAATATGGAGCAAATGTTTATATTGCAGAAAAAGGATTAGAGGTTGATATGAACCTTTGCCCGTTTTGATAGGTTGAAACACAAATGTGAAAGCATAAAAGAAACCAGTTTATGCGGTATCTGACTTTGGCAAGGAGTTTAATATATCACAAAAAACTAAATTGAAAGCCATGAGATACCTTTGGCGGTTGCTAAGAGTGACCGCCAGAAAGGAGTATACGTGTTAATAATTGAGGATAAAGGACAGAAAGAGGGCTTGCATATCCTTAAGAATAGATATTTCAAAAGCCACGATATGGAAGTCTTGCGTGCACCATTGCCGGTTGGAGATTACATAATTGCCACAGACAAGGTAGCGGATGTTATCCATAGAAAATCAGCTAGAAAAATGGAACTTAAAAAGATGGATTTCCTTGGAACTTATGATGTATCTGTAGATACTAAGAAAGATATGCAGGAGATTGTAGGAAACATCTGCGGACGTCAGCATGGAAGATTTCGTGATGAGTGTATTCTTGCTCAAAACAACGGAATCAAACTTTATGTATTGGTAGAAAACGAAGATGGAATCAAATCCATTGAAGATGTTTCTAAGTGGAACAATCCACGAGTAGACCGGTATAACAATATTGCATATATGCACACACTTGGAAAATTGCTGAATGTACCGCTACCGAAAACAAAGCCGACATCTGGCAAGGTATTGGCAAAAGCTATGTTGACAATGCAACTTAAGTATGGCGTTGAGTTCGTATTTTGTCGCCCGGAAGATGCAGGGGCAAAGGTTATTGAATTGCTTGGAGGTAGTGAAAATGGCGGGGAATAAGCGGTATTACTGGCTTAAACTGATGGATGATTTCTTTGACAGTAAACGAATCAAGAAACTCCGTAAGATGGCTGGCGGTGATACATACACGATCATATACCTTAAGATGCAGTTGTTGTCGTTGAAAAAGGGCGGCTACTTAGAGTATTCCGGCTTGGAAGATGAATTTTACAAAGAGATCGCCCTTGATATTGACGAGGACGAAATCAATGTTCAAGTAACGATTCAGTATCTTCTTTCCTGCGGATTGCTTGAAACATCAGATTCCATTGAATACAAGTTGCCATTTGTGCAAGATAACCTAGGAAGTGAGACTGCAAGTACAAGAAGAAGTCGTAAATCTAGGGAAAATGCACAAAAAGCGTTTCAATGCAACAGTGGAGCAACGGAGTGCAACATTTTGCAACAAAATTGCAATGTAGAGATAGATATAGAGAAAGATATAGATACAGATATAGAGAAAGAGAAAGAAAATACAAAAGAAAGCGTGCCTGCATCTGATTTGGACTTTGACGCGGAATGGGGATGGGAATACACGATCAATGCATATCCAAAGAAAACGTCGTTAACGTCTGCCAAGGTAGCATGGATGGACAAGCTTTTAGAAGTTATCGAGCCGAACAGGAAAGCCGTTGCAAAGCTGATATATGAGGCTACAGTGGCATATGTTACTGACTATATAGAGAAGAATCCGGATGATACGAATTATCGCTACATACCAAAATACGGAGACTGGCTGAAAGAGGATTGCGATTACTGGATTCGTCAAGTTGAGAAACGAAAGCGAGGTGAGAGCAGTTGACGGAAGCAGAAATTGGAGTGATCGGATGTGTATTGATTGACAATGATTCCATGTACAAGGTTTATAACAAATTGAAGCCGGAAATGTTCAGCTCTGAATTTTGCCAAGATGCTTTTGCTGAAATGCTTGCCATGTATGATCGTGGAGAAAACATTAATGTCGTTTCACTGTCTCAGTCACTTGAAAACCACAAATGGGAGCCGGAAATGATTGCCGGGGAGCTTAAGGAATGTATTGCCGCAACTCCGTTATCGACAGCAATGAAAAACTATGCGGATGCAGTCATTAAGGATTGGCGGGCAAGGGAAACGAAAAGCCTTTTCCAGAGAGTGAGCCTTAGACCATGTGATATTGATAATTCGATCGCGGAAGTTCTTACAAGGCTTGAAGAAATCCAAGTTAATCAGTTGAAGAAATCTAAGTTGATGAAGCAAATCGTATCAGAGAACAAAGATAAATACTTCAATGATGATGTGGGAGAGGACAGGGTAAAGACAGGATTTTACCATCTTGACGATTGCCTTGGCGGTCTTGAAGGCGGAGACATTACAGTTGTTGCCGCGAGACCGGGAGTTGGTAAGTCTGCTATTGTGGCACAAATAATCGAGAATATGGCAAGAAAAGGCTATAACACTTGTTACTACAACATGGAGATGAACAACAGTCAGATTTATGAAAGGTTTGTTTCAAGAATGTCAAAGATTGGTCTGACAAGAGTTCGCAGGGCAAAGGCTTTTCTTGGTGGAGAGAAAGAAGCCTTTGACAAGGCAAATGATGAGCTTGAAAAATATCCGATCACAATTGACGATCAGACAAATGTTATTGAGGAAATGAGAACGCAATGCAGGCATCAAAGATATGACGTGATCGTAGTTGACTATCTGCAATTGGTACGGTGTAACCGGAAGTTCAATAATCGTGCATCCGAAGTCGGGGAAGTTTCGAAGCAATTCAAAGCACTTGCGAGAGAGCTTCACGTTCCGATCATCCTATTGTCACAGCTTAACCGAGTATCGGAAATGAATGTAACGAAAGAGCCTACAATGTCCGAATTAAGAGAATCCGGAGATATTGAGCAGGATGCTTCCAATATTATTCTTATGTGGAATTTGGATGAAGACAGAAAATTTAAAGGCTTGAAAGTTGAAAAGAATCGACAGGGTACACCGTTTAGAGAAGTTGTTCAGTTTGAAGGTGATCGTATGGAATTTATCGAGCGAACCGAAACCATTGAACAGATTCAAGCACGGATGCGACAGAAAGACGGTTTCCGAGAAGTATGTGGCAGCACACCATTTGATTAAAAGGTGAATGATTATGGCAAGTAAGAAATTTGAAAAAGGTTCCGAAGAATGGCAGTTTTTTAATGACTATTATAAATTCCGGCAGCAGTTTTATGAAGCTGATAACGAAGATGAGTGGTTCCAAGGAATGATGGAAGCAGGGGAAATGCTAATTAAAAAATATGCACGGACAAATATATCAAAATATGTTCAAAGTCTTGTATTTAGCCATTTTGAGGATGTAGAGAGGAGATGGAAGAGCAAATGAGTAATGCACTGGCAAGAAAGAAAAAGCGGATGCAGCCACTTGGATATTCCAAGAGTGAACTGATCGGAATACAGAGACACGCCAAGGCACAAAGCAATGCGGATTATCTAATAGAGGAATCCTATTATAACGTCCGTATGATGGCATATCAGGCACTGCATGATAAGTTCGGATTCGGACACAAAAGAATCATAAAGGTTGAGCAGACCATTGATGCATATGTGGAGAATGCAAAGGATGGAACGACAGGCGAGGAACTTGGTTTTTATCTGAAAGATAAATGCAAGATTGACGTGCGAAAGGAAACAAATAAGATTCCGTATCGTGAGAGTTTTTATCTGGTAGAGAGAAAGATTGCACCGAACTGCATGATACAGGCAAATAAGTTTTTGCTGGCACAGGTATTTAATTATTTTGCTATGTTGGGTGTCTGCCTTAAAACACAGTTTAAATTTTCGGGAAATCAGATCAGACAGGTTTATGAGAGAATCAGATATTTGATTAACTGCCTTGCTACCGGATATGAAACCATGACGGGGATCGCAAGTGTTTTGGAATGGGAATGTAAGTACATTGACAAGCGTTTTATCGGAAAGACGTATGAAATATAGGAGGAATGGTTGATGGACAAGTTAACTGTGGAACTGCAGAATGGATATTTTGTGGAATTAGACAATTTAACGATAGACCCGTTTTCAGATGTTCGAGGTCTGATTGCCTTGTTCTACCGTAATATGTGGTCAATGGCAGATTTGAGAGAAAAGCTGAAACGTTATGAGGATACCGAGGAGCAGGGATTACTTCTGCGGTTGCCGTGTGGAATTGGCTCAGATGTATATTTAATTCCTAGCAAAGTCAATTATGAATTAAATATTTTAAGTCTGCACCCGGAGAACAATAAAATTTATCATCAGAAAGTAGCCTTTATTACTTTTACAGAAAAAGGATGGTACATGGAGTGTGACAAAGATCGGGAATATGGTACAGACCGAATCCTGTCAGAAAAAATGTACAAGGAAACCTGGTTTTTATCACAAGAGGAAGCAGAAGCCAAGTTGAAAGAAATGGAGGAAAAGGATGGAAGATAGATATTTATGCAAAGCAAAACGAACTGATAACGACGAATGGGTTATTGGCGGTTTGGTACGATATGGATTTACCGGAAGAGAAAAATACTATATCGTCCCTAGTTACGCATCAGATTTATATGCTCTGAAAATTGATCCATCCACAATTTGTTGGTGCACCGGATTTAAGGATAAGAACGGAAAGCTGATTTTTGAGAATGATATTCTTTCAGGGCATATCGACGTTGAGTTTCCAGAAGATGAGACGAGAAAGCGTGTCGTGTGGCATGAAAACGGATGGTGTACGAATGAGCCGGGCTGTGATGACTACGAGGAACTGGATGATTTTGATTCAGAGAATTTTGAAGTGATCGGCAACATGATTGATAATCCGGAACTGTTGGAGGTGTAAACATGACGGAGAATGAAGCAATTGAAGAATTAAAATATGATTGTAACGAACTTGGAAAAGCGATTCCGTGTGATACATCATGGGGGAAATCTTTTGAAAATGCTTATGCAATGGCAATAAACGCACTGGAAGAGGTACAGAAATACCGGAAAATCGAAAAAGACTTAAAAGAACGTTATCATGCCAACGTAGATATTCCGCTTTTGATGCACCACTTTATCGAAACGGTGTTTGAAGGGGAGAAGCATGAGGGATTTTGCCTTTTAACAAACGAGGATGCTAAGGTGTGGGAAGAATATAAGGCGATCGGCACACCGGAAGAATGCCGGACGGCGGTGGAGAAGCAGACAGCAAGGAAAGGAATAAGAGAAAAGATAAAGAAAGGATACAATAGAGGAATGCATCACTATTATTGTCCTGTTTGTTACGAGAAGGGAGATTTAAGAAACAAGTATAATGTTGGGTTATATTGCAGTGGCTGTGGTCAGAAATTAGATTGGGGGGATGAAGAATGAACGAAAAATTGAAGCCATGTCCGTTCTGCGGTGGAAACGCAATGTTCTTAACCATTACAAATAAGTCATCACAATCATCTGTTGGGGTAATGTTCAAAATCAAATGTATGAAATGCAGAATAGAATTTCCAAAAAGCTATGAATGTGAGATGTACATGGATCAGGACGGAGGCATCAGAACAGGGAAAGACGAGCGAACGAAAGCAACTACAGATTGGAACAGGAGGGCGAACGATGAGACTGATTGATGCGGATGCGCTGAAGAAAGATTTAAAATCGGTTACTTTAAGCAATGGAACTTTAGTAAATACAAATGCAGTATTGTATTTACTAGAAGAATATCCGACGTCTTATGATGTAGACAAGGTTGTGGAGCAGTTGAGAAAATTGAAGAAAGCAGAGCAGGACAGACCAGATGATTGCGACGATGACGGATACGGAGACGGCGAACAGATCTACAATGACGGGAGAAGTCAGGGAAGATATGAAGCATTTGGCAAAGCTATCGAGATTGTGAAAGGTGGCGGTGTAGAGTGACAAGCATAGAATTATGTAGAATGTGTACCGAGTATTCTGCGGACACAAGATGTGAGCATAAAAAGGATTGCAAATTGCAGAAGATTTTGACAGAAAATAAAGCGTTAAGGGCAGAAAATAAAGAACTTCGAACAAAAGCGTTTAGAAATTCATGGGAGAAATCCCCTGACATGATGGGAAGATGAGGTGGTGTAGATGGCAATTAAACCGATTTTATTCAACAAACAAATTAGTACCGAAATGGTGAGGGCGATTCTGGACGGGAGAAAGAGTTGTACTCGGCGTATATGCAAAGATGCAAATGAGTATACCGTGCCGGATATGGAATTTTACAATGCTGACAGGCGGACTTATGCAGTACATAACTTTGTTGATAAGGAGCATATGGAACAGTTAAGTACGGCGGAGAGAACCTGTCCTATCTGTACGGGCGATATCCTGTATGTTCGTGAAACATGGAAAGAGGCACCGAAAGGATACTATTACTACGAAGATTGGCAGAAAGATGATATAGCCGATGTTACTAAATGGAAACCATCCATCCACATGCCGAAAGAAGCCGCACGTATCTGGCTTAAGGTTACGGATGTGAGGGTAGAGCGGTTGCAGGAGATAACCGATGAGCAAGCAAAACGTGAAGGCATACAGTATGATGAATGTCCAACAGGATTTACCTGGAAGCAAGAAACAGATATGCATAATTGCTACACAACTCCAATAGGAGCTATGCAAGCATTATGGAATTCCACCATCAGGAAATCCGACATTGACCGCTACGGCTGGGATGCGAATCCGTGGGTGTGGGTTATCGAATTTGAGCGGTGCGAGAAACTGGAAGAATAAATTGAAAGGAGTAAGAGGTTTGCTGGCCAGCGTGAAAGAGCTCTTTACTCCGAGAGAAAATGGAATCAGTAAAAGAACGTATGGAGCGAATCGGAGCATACGAAAAGATAGCATCTTTTATGCAGAAAGAGAAGCAACCATATGAATTTAAAAGAAAATATGCTCAAATACGAGCAGAAGAGTTTGCAACCGAATGTGATGGTCGAGGATTAAGTTATCATGTTTCAGTCGGTGGTCTTGACAGTATAGTCTTATACTTGTTTTTGCATGAGGTATGCGGAATTGACGCACCAGGAGTCAGCGCATCTACACTGGAAGACAAGAGCATACAGAGAGTGCATAAAGCACTTGGAATCATCAATGTGCCGCCATTAAAGCGAGAAGACGGTACCTATTGGACGAAACCGAAAGTCATACAGGAATTTGGTTTTCCGGTCATTTCCAAAGAAGTGGCAGCCAAGATAGAGTTACTGCAAAATCCGTCTGAGAAGAATAAGACGGTGCGTCATGCGATTATTACGGGTGAAACCGGAGAATATGGCGGATGGCAAAAGAACTCTAAAATGCAGTTAAAACAGAGGTGGTTAAAGCTGTTCGGTGGATATGAAAACGAAAATGAAGGATGTAATTATCAGAAACCAGATTTTCTCGTATCGTCCAAGTGTTGCTATTACCTTAAAGAGAAAAACTGTGATAACTGGGGAAAAGAGCATAACAGTGTTCCGTATCTGGGACTTATGGCATCCGAGGGCGGCAGACGTGCCAAAAGCCTGCGGATGAACGGATGTAATTATTTTGGAGCATCTACGATCAGATCAGCACCATTCGCAATCTTCCATAGGCAGGACATTTTAAAGCTTGCACTGGAAATGGATGAGTTGTGGAAAGGAGAACTGAAAGAAAAATATCATGAGAAGCTTTTGAAAGAAGGAAGATTATCTCAAAGTTTTGAAATGCCAGACAGCATTATCCCGGAGATCTACGGAACGATTGAGAAAAAGCCAGATGGGACGCTTTACACAACTAAGGCACAGCGTACCGGATGCAGTATGTGCGGCTTCGGAATCCACATGGAGAAACGGCCGCATCGGTTTGATCTATTGCATGAGAGCAATCCAAAAGAGTGGGATTATCTGATGTTCCACATGTGCAGGGATAAAGACGGGAATGATTATGGATGGGCGAAAGTACTTGATTACATTGGAGTTGGATGGGATCCGTCCACAATCGGTGGTAACTGTAAGGGGCAGCTGAAGTTACCATTAGATTTAATGAAATAAAATGAAAAAGGCACCCGAAGGTGCCGATTTCACTACAAATCCAAATAATGAGAAAACATATCTTCGAGATATTCTTCCAGTTCATCTTCGGATTCGACATTTGGGGCAATAATTTCCCAATCATCAAAGAAATCGAACATGATGATCACCTCCTCGCTAAAAAATTAGTAAAGGAGTTTAAGAAATTTATTTTAACCCTTGCAAATTAAATTTCGCATTACAATTATAATATAAAACGTGGGAAAAATCAATAGAAATAATTAATTGACGAGAAAGGAGCCGGGACCTATCCGGATAAAAGGCGCGCCGGGTTCCTGTGAAAAAATGAAAAATAGTGAATTAAAAGAATATTTGAATACATTCTCGGATGATGCACCAATAAGTGTTATTTTGGCAAATCCGAGAAAAAGAAAGAGATATGAAATAACAGGAACATTTTGTGTTAAAGATCTTGGACAACCAGTATTCTGTATTGAGGTTGGAAAAGAAGTTGATATGGATGCAGAAGAAATTGCAGCCTGTGAAGAAAGTGAACGCAATGCGGATGATTTGGAAGGTCAGATGCAGATTGAAGACGTTCCGGAGGTGATGCCATGATACAGTCAGCAGAAGATAAAGTGAAAGAGTACTGCCAGTGCATCCACAGAGAAATAGAACACTGGAAAGATATCAATCAGAACGGGTGTAATGATCCGTTCTGGTCTGATGGATGCAATATGAATCTGACACGGAATCATATCATTTATTATCAGTCGAAGATCCGCGAGGCCTGCACAGAAAATCAGTTGCCATTACCGGAGGAATGTTATTTATCAATACCGCCGGAAGTGGATAATAATTATATGGCAAATCTTAAGCAGAAACCACGGGTTGAGAGATTGCGTCAGTTAGGGAGGATCATGACTGGACGCATTTACCAGTACGATGAGAACCAGATGAGTTTATTTTAGAACCAGATAACAAAACCAAGCAATCATCATACCACATTCCGCAGTAGTATATGCGGTGGGTGGGAGATGATACGGAAAGAGAGGATCACAGATGGATTGGAATTATGACATGGACAGTTGCCCATTAGATACAAAGGTTTTCTTATTGTCAGCAAGCGACAACTTGCTCTTGCCGCAGCGTGAATTTGTCGGCACTCTTACATGCAAGGGACATTCTGTTAGAAGAGGTAAGTGTTTTAGTGGATGTCCAGAGTATTTTTACAGAAGTAAAATTGTTGCGTGGAAGAAATATAATGTAGAAAGAGAGGAATGATTGCATGAAGTATACGGTAGAACTGACGGAAAACGGTATTACTGAAACATTGGAATTGAATGGAATAATTTACAAAAAAGAATGGACAAGGTTGGAAAACGGTTTACTTCAGTGTTCACAGAAAGATTTCTCGGAGCAGATGAGAGTGAATGGACATGATGGAGACCTTATAGAGAGAGTAGCAGAAGTATTTGACAGCTTTTTGGCAGGAGACGTAGATGATATCAGGGATTGTTATGATTAAGGAGAACGTGTAATTATGCTCAATAGCAAGGTATATACAAAAAAGTGTGTGATCTGCGGAAAAGAATATAAATCAATATCAGTCAGAGCACTTACCTGTGGAAAGGATTGCAGAAATGAATACCGCAGAAGAAAAGATAGGGAAAAAAGAAGCGTAAAAACATGTAGAAACAGTACATTAGATGATGTTTTAGGAAAAGCAAGAGAAGCCGGCATGAGTTACGGAAAATATGTGGCAATGATGGACGGTACACCGAAGATCTGGCAGGGAGAAGAATAAAATATTGGAGGATAGTGGCTTATGAAGTTTTCAAAACTGACTAAGCCAGAGCTTGAAACAATTATTGAAAACGCCAATTTCACGGAGCAGGAAGAAGAAATATTTTATCTTCTTGCCCGTGGACTTATTTCAAAAGAAATAGCCATGAGACTATGCGTATCAACAAGAACAGTGGAAAGAAGAATTTTTGATATTAAACAGAAAGTAAAAAAGTTAGAAGGTGAGTTAAACGGGAAATCTTTCAAATAGTGAGTTGTTGAATATTGCCATCGAAAATGGTATTATCAACATAGACACCATTCAGAAAAAAATTGAAATGAACGAAAGGAAAAAATTTATTGAAAAACACACTTACAGCATTTGGCAAGGAAAAGATGGAAAGTTTTACACATATTTGCCAGATGAAGATAATAAGAGAGGAAAGAGACTTGTAAAGAGAACATCTGAAAAAGCAATTGAAGATGAAATAGTAAAGTTCTATAAAGCTAAGGAGGATGAACCTACAGTTATTCAGGTATATTCTAATTGGATTTCTGAAAAACTTGAATATGGTGAAATAACAAGACAGACAAAGGACAAGTACGAGACAAATTTTAAAAGATTTTTTGAAAATAAGTATTTGCCGATTGCAAATAGAAAAATCCGGTACATTGATGAAGAAATATTGGAATCATTCATAAAAACAGCTATTTCAAAACTGGAACTTACGCAAAAAGCTTATTCTGATATGCGGATATTGATTAACGGAATTTTCAAATATGCAAAGAAAAAACATTATACCAGCCTGAGCATAACCAGTTTTATGGGTGATTTGGAAATTTCGGAAAAGTCATTTAAAAAGAACCATAAGTCAGACTGCGAATTGGTATTTTCTAAGGATGAGGAACTTTTAATTGAACGATTTGTAATGGAAGATGAGCCTACATTGATAGAACTTGGCATTATTTTGGCATTTAAAACAGGATTGAGAGTTGGGGAAATATCTACCCTCTCATGGTCTGATGTCGGAGAAAATAAGATACATATATCAAAGACAGAAATAAGATATAGAGATGATAATGGCAAATATGTATTTGATGTTCAAAATTTTCCTAAAAGTGATGCCGGGTTTAGAGATGTTATAATTACCGCAGATACCAAAGAACTTATGAGAAAAATAAAAATGCTCAATCCATTTGGGCAATATATTTTTATGAAAAACGGTAAACGAATAAAAGGTCAGGCATTTACAAGGCGGCTATATGTGATATGTGATAGAATAGGAATTGGTGAACGTTCAATTCACAAGGCAAGAAAGACATATGCAACAAAGTTGATAGATGGAAATGTTCCAGAATCGGTAATAAAAACACAAATGGGGCATACAGATATCAGAACAACTCTCGATCATTACTATTTTAATAACAAGACAGAGAGTGAAATGCAGGAATATATTGCAAAAGCATTATCAATGTAAAAGGTAACACGAGGTAACACCTTTGGAGATAAAGAAATTCAGTATTTATGCGGGTTTGAGAGAATTGATACCGAGTTCGAATCTCCCTTCCGCTACTTTATTTTTATTTAAGAAAACCTTGTGAAGCCTTGATTTTACTGAAAGAAAGGAGTTTTTGAATGGTGTCTTTTCTAAAGGTCAAAATCAAAGGTAACACTAAAGGTAACACGAACGGATGTATGGACGCTTAATGCGTTCTTTTTTTTGTATTTTTTGACGGCAAACTGTCGGAATCGTGACGGTTTTGCCGCCTTTTTTTATGCAAAAATATAATCAAAGGGAGGGATGGTGGTGTTTTCAGATGAAGTTCTTGAAAAAATTTTTGCCAGAAAAGAGTTACAGTCCTTGGACTTGTCAACGCAGTCGTCTATCATACACGCAATAGAAGATGTTTTAGAGGAGGTCAAACAGGATGAATATGAGCGGAGCATACCAGAATCCGATTTATAATCAGCAGATGCAGCAATACGGGCAGCAGTACGCATACAATCCGTATATGAATCAGCCACGCATTGATAATACACAAAATTATATGCAGGCACCGCAGCAAATTCAGCAGCAGATCCCGGTTCAAACTTTTGGCATAAATGGAAAAGTAGTTCCGGCGGTAGAAAACATCACTGCCAATGATGTGCCAATGGATGGCAGCGTTGCATTTTTCCCAAAACAGGATATGACAGAAATATACGCTAAAAGTTGGAACGCAGATGGCACAATTCGCACAATCGTTTTTAAGCCAGTTTCGCATGATACTGTTAGCAATTTATCGCATGATACTGAAAAATTGAAATTTGACCTATCAGACGAGTGCACAGGTGCATTTATGCAGAAGTTTGATGAACTTTTTGGGAAGATTGAACAGATAGAAAACCGATTAGATAAAATTCCAAGCAGTCAAAGAAAAACTTCACAGGTAAAAAAGGAGAGTGATCCAGAATGAATCCGGCACAATTATTGTTAAATCAAATGATGAATTCTCCGCAGGTTCAAAACAATCCTATGGCAAAAAATGCCATGCAAATGTATCAAAGCGGAGATACAGGTGGACTTAAGACAATGGCAGAGAATCTCTGTAAAGAAAGAGGAATTACGGTAGATGAAGCAAAACAGAAAGTTATGAGCATGTTTAATCATTAGTACATTTTGGGGTGCGCGCAAAATAACCGGTTATCCCATTTGTAAATAGATCAGATGGAGGTAAACAAAATGTTTAATGGAAATGCAATGCCTAGTCTTGCTGATATTGCAGCAGTGACAGGAAACGGAAGAAACAATGATGGCATGTGGGGCGGCGATGGCTGGTGGGCTATCATTATCTTCGCTATGATTTTTGGCTGGGGCGGCTTTGGCGGCAATGGCTGGGGAGGAAACGGAGGTATGGGAGCGACAGCATCTGCATACACCGACTCTGCAATTCAGCGTGGGTTTGACACGCAGGCTATCATCGGAAAGTTAGATGGTATCACAAATGGTCTCTGTGATGGATTTTACGCACAGAATACCGCCGTTATGAACGGTTTCCATGGTGTAGACAATGCAATCTGCAACCTTGGCTACCAGACACAGCAGGGATTTAATACCACAAACGTGACACTTATGCAGGCGCAGAATGCTTTACAGTCCCAGTTGGCTAATTGCTGCTGCGAGACCAGGGAAGCTATCCAGGGTGTAAACTACAATATGTCACAGAACACCTGTGCACTGCAGAACACCATGAACAGCAACACAAGAGACATTATCGACAGCCAGCAGGCAGGAACAAGGGCAATCCTTGATTACCTGTGTCAGGAAAAGATTTCTTCCTTACAGGCAGAAAATAATGACTTAAGAAGAGCCGCATCACAGGATCGCCAGTCTGCATTGCTCACTACTGCAATGTCAGCGCAGACACAGCAGATCATCAACGCTGTAAATCCGGCTGCAATCCCGGCATATGTTGTTCCAAATCCTAACGCTTATGCGTATGGCTGTGGATGCAACACAGGATGTAGTTGCTAAAAGTAGCTGCTACACAAAATTGAATAATTGAGTATCTTAATTGAGTTTAACTCGATTATGTCTGCTGTGCAGTATTGCTTATAAACACAAAGGGCAGACTATAATGTTTGCCCTTATTTTTGAAAGAGAGGTAAATAATTATGGCAGAATTTACAGGAATTGCAATTCAAACTGTCGCGCAGGGAGAAGATGTAGCATTTACAGAAACTCCGGTATGCGCAACAAAATGCATTGTTCATAGACAGGGAAGCGGCATTGTTAAATTGAGAGGACTTACAAATCAGTGCCGGGCAAGATTTTTGGTATCTTATTCCGGGAACATTCAAATTCCTACCGGTGGCACAGTTGAAGCTATTTCACTGGCTATTGCAATTGACGGAGAACCGTTGCAGTCAACTCGAATGATTGTTACACCGGCGGCAGTTGAAAACTTCTTTAACGTTTCGGCGCAGGCATATGTGGACGTTCCTCGCGGTTGTTGTGTTACGGTAGCGGTACAGAATACGTCTACGCAGTCAATCGAAGTTCAGAACAGCAATTTAATTGCAGTCCGGGAAGCGTAAGGAGGGCGGTTTTATGGATATTAAGAGAATGCACGAAATGATTGAAAAACTGTCTGAAAGCGCAGAGTGTGAGTTTGCAAAAGGTATCGAATGTGTAGATACAGAAGAGATGGGAAAAGTCACGGACATGCTTAAAGACCTTGCGGAAGCCATGTATTACCGGACGCTTACAAAATCAATGGACGAAGCAGAACCAGAGCAGGTTCTTGATATGTTTGAGCGTTACGGAGACGGCAGACGGTATTATGATCGTTACCGGTATGCAAACGGCAGATTTGCCCCAAAAGGAAGAGGTACGCGCCGCGGATATGAAGAACCTCCATACTGGCACATGACACCGGAAATGTACCGGGAAATGGAACACGACCGTGATATGGATCTTTCTTCCGGCAGAATGTATTATACCGAGCCTAAAATGACACAAGATGGTGGAATGCGTGATCGCAGAGAGGGCAAAAGCGGCATGAGCCGTAGAAGCTACATGGAAAGCAAAGAGCTTCACAAGGGCAATACGCCGGAGGACAAGGACGCAAAGATGCATGACCTTGAAAAATATATGAAAGAGCTTTCGGAGGATATGGCGGAGCTTATATCCGACATGACCCCGGAGGAGCGCACAATGACAAAAAGCAAGCTGTCAACGCTTGTTTCCAAAATGTAATGGCAGGGGCAGAAATGCCCCTGTTTGTTTGAACATTGACAACTGAATATCAGCTAGTGATTTGTGGATTTGGAAATTTTTCAAAAAGGTATTGACTTTTTGTGCGTACTATTATATATTAAATGTGCGTACAGAAAGAAGGTGCTGAGAATGTCTCCACGCACAGGCAGACCTAAAGTTGACAATCCTATGAATGAAAGACTTTATGTTCGAGTATCGAAGCAAGAAAAAGATGAAATTATGAAATTTTCATCAGAAAGTGGATATTCCATATTAGAACTTATAAGGGCGGGGATTGAAAAGCTAAAAGGTCAAAAAAAATAAGAAGTTGCCACGCTACCAACGAAAACAACTTCTTATCAACCGAGATAACTCTCTGTGAAATATTTTATCATAGAGAGTATCTCTTTTCAAGAAAAAATTGAAAGGCAGGAAAAATCTATGAGAGAAATGTATATTGAAGAAATTACCAAAAATCTGAATTTACTTAGCGAACACTTTTTAAAATGTGTTTGGATTTTTACAAGTAACCTTGCATCTGACAAGAAAGGCGGTGCAAGATGAAAGAACAGCTGATAACGGAAATCCAGAGCATACAGGACGAGAAGTTTTTACAGTTTATTTTGAGCACGATACTTTCATTTAAGAAGAAATGGGGGATTTGCTGATGAACAATATTCATATGAAACAATTAGAACAGACGTTAACCAGTATGGAAGTTGCGGGAATGGTAGGGAAAAGGCATTGTGATTTGATGCGTGACATCAACCGTTATTGTAAGCAAATCAACGAAGCCAATAATGGATTGGTTAGCGAACGCAAAATTGCGTTGGCTGATTTCTTCAGAGAAAGCACCTATAAGGACGAGCAAGGAAAAGAACGCCCATGCTATGACATTACCAAGAAAGGATGCGAATTTATCGCGCACAAGCTGACTGGAGTTAAGGGAACGGCTTTCACGGCTCAATACATCAATCGCTTCCACGACATGGAACAGGCTCTGAAAAATCCGCAGGCTGAAATTCCGGATAAAGACCCGTTTTCACACTGGAGCATCGTAAAAAAGATAGAGAGTGGTAAATGGTTTAATAAAAATAACTGGAAACTCAAAATTATCTGTGACCGGTTCGGATGGACGAGAAAATTTTTATATCACAAAATTCTTGTGGAATTGTCTGATTTACATAACTTAGAACTTGTGGAAAAGTTCTATACAGTCACATATGGGCATAAACCGGAGTACAAGATGGACTTGCTAGACTACAGCAAAGAACTTGCTGGAACAGCAACAAGGTACATTAATTATTTGTTGGTTGAAGAGCAAGAAGAATAACTTTAAATTTAGAAATCACTGGCTGATATTTGGCTGGTGGTTTCTTTTTTTGGAGGTAAATATGTTTGTGATAAATGGTATTGAATGGAAAATAGAATTTGTCCGTGGCGCAAGCAGTAAACTGATGCGCTCTGATGGCTCTACCAGCCTTGCTGTGACAGATTGGAATGATAGGATAATATATGTTTCAGATAAACCGAAAAATGGCTATTTGCGCAAAATACTGGCTCATGAGTTATGTCATTGTTTTTGCTTTTCCTATAACATTCATATGCCGATTGAGCAGGAAGAGTATCTTGCGGACTGGATAAGCCTGTACGGTACTGATTTGATCTATCTTTTGGATGATCTGATGTCAAACATTGATTGGAGGGCAGCATAGTGGACAAAATAGATGAATTGCTGCGGTATATTCACAGAACAAACCCGGAAATGACAAGGGAAAAGCTGATAAATGAACTAAGCAGAAGTGATTACGCCGCACGTTCTTTGCTTTTCACAAAAGAAGTTGTTTGTCAAGAAGAAAAATAGTAAAATGTTTTTGGGGTGATAGTATTGTACAATGGATGTCATACATCTTTTGATGTTATGAAAGAATATATGATCTATGGAGCGGAGCTTGATGAAAAATATCAGATCCCGATTGTCCCGGCATGCAGCTTGGATTATTTGCCGGAGGACTCCATAGATTTTGGAGAGAGCTTTTCACAAAAGATAAAAGGGCATAGAAAATTAAATGTGAATTTCTATATTGACGATTCAAAGTTTCAAAGACTGTGGAATAACCCGGATAAATACCTAGAGCACTTGAAGTGTTTCCACTCGGTCTGTATGCCGGATTTCAGTATTGCTACAGGCGATTGTGGTATGCCGTTTGCTTTGAATCTGTATAATGTGTACCGGAATCATGCGCTTGCACATTACATGCTGCTGAACGGGATCCGCGTTATACCGTCCGTAGGCATCCCGGACAAAGATAATTATGATCTTTGTTTTGCCGGGTACAGTAAGGGTGGTGTGATCGCTGTATGCACAAATGGAAGAGTGCGGGCAAAGGCGGCACGGATAGAGTTTTGCGAGGGATTCAAAGTTATGATCGACATGTTGCAGCCACATACAGTGTTGATCGTCGGGAAGATACCGGATGAATTAAACACCGATGTAAAGATTGTAAATTATAAATCACGCAACCAGAAGGTCAATGAGAGGTTTTCAAATGGGAACAAGAACAACAAAATCACAGAAAAAACAGAAACAGACTGAGAGTCAGAGGAAGAGAAGAGAACGAATTAGTCAAATTTCACAAGTTGCGAAATGACGCATAATAATTTACTGTGCATATTGTCTTTTCACAGTTGGAATCTCATTTTTCAACTTTTGAATTTTTTTCTTCTTGGAAAACGGCTCGATTTTGAGATCAGAAATCAGAATTTTCACACCCCGGCGGGCTGCCGGGATAGTGCACATCGCTGTGATCAGCAGGCCGGCATTGTCTGACATGCTGCCGGATGCCAACGCGGCAAGATGAACACAGTGTTTACAGGCTTGCAACGTCGTAAAAACGATTTACAGACGTTTCGCGTTGTAAATATATAAAAGCACTGCATAGCCTTGCGCAAGCCTTAAAATGGCTTATACGTGTTCGCTTAAGCGCATTATATGACCGGGCGTATATCTTGTCAAGTTGCAATATATCCGGACACTGGAAAAAGCCGGGATGATTCCGGCTTAAAATTCCTCTATTTCCGCAGCATTTTGCTCCCATTCTGGAAGCGTTTTGAAAACTTCCCAAGCATCGTCGAACGTTTTAAAGTCCGTTCCTTTGCCGTCATTTCTGAAAAATCCATCTTCAACGCTATAAACACTTCCCATGCATGTGACTTGAAAAACTGTCTGTGCTCCGTTCGGATAAGTCATTTATAAATCCTCCTAAAAAAATAATATTCCCTTACGGGTAGAACCGCCGCCGGCAGTGGTTCCGGCGTGCATCCTCTGCGGCGGTTATTATGCTTTTTTATATCCGTTTTCAGCAGCATATTTTTCAAGCTCTTCCAGTGTTTCAAATGTTGTCACAATTCCGCCGAATCCTTTTGTAATTCGGTCGATTGTATACATGCCACAGTCATACAGGCATGCATAAAAGTTTATTCTGCCTTTTTTTAATAAAAATAATTTTCTCATACTTCAATTTTCCTCCATATTCAAATTTTTTGGTAAAAGCAAGCCGGGGAATCGAACCCCGGTAAACGCCGCCGCTTGCCTAATTTATAAAATTGTGCGAACCTCATTATAATCATCATTTAGCTCTATCAGATTAAATAAATCGTGTTTTTCTCCTAACTCAAAATACTGATTGATAGCATCCTCTTCGCTATCGGCTAAAATTATTTCGAAATTATCGTCTTCGATCTCTGCTCTGTAATACTTCATAAGATCAACCATCCTTTCATTTTCCTATAGATACAGTTCCATAAGTCCCACATTTTTATTTTCAACTAAGACAACGCCTGCGCGGACAACGGAAACATACTGTTTTACAACGTTCTCGATTCGCTCGTTGCTGTAATACGGTGCCAACTTTTGGCGTGTGTATTCTTTCGCTTCTTCAAGTGTCATCATCTTCATAAAATCAACCATCCTTTCATCATGCGCCCTGTCTCATCGGTGCAGGTGGGGCAGTTCCTGCAGACGGCGGGAATCTCCACCGTTTCGACTAATTTTCGCAATGTGTTAAAACAGATATAAAAAAGGCTTCAACTTCAAGCATTCTTGGATTGTCAAAATCAACCTCTTTTTTCCAACGCTCTAATTCTGCCTTTATTTCTTTCTTTGTTCCATACTGATTGCAAGGCATAGATAGGTTTTTGATTTCTCTTTCTGTACCAAAGCAATAATCTCCATAGTATTCATCATGAGCTAATACAAAGCCGCTTTTATTTGCTAATATCTTCATTTTTAACACCTTTCATTTTATATTTTTGCTTGTCTCATCAGTGGCAAGGTTGCAACCCTACACCAGACCGCCGCGCGGGCGGTTTCGGCTAATATTTTATATACACACGGTTTTCATCCTCATAAACTACAGATCCACCAATATAGATAGTGTTTTTCTCGATCATTCCCGGAAAATCGCCCGGCGCTGTGATCTCAACGCCGTTTTCGGTGGTTTCAATTTTTATTACTCTTCCCAAATATTCCCCGTCTGTTGTAAATGCTTTTTTCATGTTCATGCCTCCCGTTATTTAAACCATTTTTTAAACATGTTTCTTGCTGTTTCATAATCATTTACTTTCTTTTCAATGTATCCAGCAGCGGCGGCACCGTTTCGATCGGCAACCATTTGAAAAACCTTTTTTCGATCTGCTGGATGAAGTTTTGCAATCTCTTCAATTCCTTTTGTAAAATCCTTTATTTTTTTATCAGTCATCTTGCTTACCTCCGTTCTTTGTATTCCTGTTGATATTATAATATCACTTTATAAAGTGATAGTCAATACTTTCTATCACTTTTTTTGGTAATATTTTTAATTGACTTTGGGAATTATCTATTATATAGTAGATTTATAAAAATGATTTAGAAAGGAATAAGAAAGTATGATTAAATATAAATTTAATGTAGGGGATGCGTTAGAGCGCGCCGGATTTAATATGTATAAGGCAAAAACAACAGGATTGCTTAGTCAAGAGACACTTAAAAAGATAAAGAACGAAGATACGAATATAAGTGCTAAATCATTAAATAGTCTTTGCTTAATTCTTGATATGCAGCCTAAAGACATATTTATATATGAAGAGACAGAGGAAGATTTGAAACAGAAACAAAAAATTTGAAATTTATTAAAGTATCACTTTACATAGTGATAAATATATGCTATTATAATATTGTCAAAAGGCAATAGGCGAAAGCCGGAAAGGAGAAAAATGAGCGAAGATATGAGTGTATTTAAAAGTTACTTAAGAAGACTTTTGCAGGATCTGAAAGATTTAAAGGAAGTTTTAAAATCTAAGGATTATGAAAAAGCGGAAAAGATGGTCGATCAGCTGATCGATGATACTCAAAAGGGTATTGAAGACAATTAAAAGAAAGGGCTGGAGAAAATCCAGCCCGACACACAAAAACCATACCAAGTCAAACAAAGCACACGAAAGACAATTCCCAAAAAGTTGGGAAATCTTTCGTGTTTTTATTTTTGGAGGTGGTGCAGGGAAACAAGACGAATTTACAAAAGATATACAAACCTACGCAAGATAAAATATACAATTTTGTTTTACTAAGGATATTATGACGCTAAGTTTTACACAAGATGACTATATTTGAAAGAAATTGAAAGGTTTATGTATATGAATAATTTAACAGTGACGGAGTATAAAAATATTCGCGTACTCACAACACAGCAGATTGCGGACGCGTATGGAACAGATAGTAAAACGATTTCATACAATTTTAATCATAACAAAGGGCGGTATAAAGAGGGTAAACATTTTATTTTGCTTGATGGAGAAGAACTCCGGGCGTTTCGTGAAATTCACGATTTGCCAAGTAATCTTAATCGTCTGTATCTCTGGACAGAGAAAGGCGCGTTTCTTCATGCAAAATCATTAAACAATGATATTGCTTGGGATGTGTATGATAGACTTGTTGACAACTATTTCAACAAAGATCAAAACGAAATCCCGAAAGATTACCCTACAGCGTTAAGGGCTTACGCTGATGCACTGGAAAGAAAACAAGAGCTTGAGGAAAAGAATAAATTGCTCTTGACCGAAAACGAGAGGATGAAGCCGAAAGAAGAATTTTTCGATGCCGTAACCGATAGTAAAGACGCTATTGATATAGGGCAGGTCGCTAAGGTTTTGAACTTCCCGGGAATTGGTAGAAACAAGCTTTTTGAAATTCTTAGAAATAACGGAATTTTGAAACAGAACAATGAACCATATCAGAAATATATTGATTGTGGATATTTTAGAGTTATAGAACAGAAATATGAAGCCAGACCGGGAGAAATCCGGATAAATATTAAAACCCTTGTTTTTCAAAAAGGTGTTGATTACATTAGAAAAATACTTGACAAAGTAGCATAGATAAATAGAAAGGGCGGCATGAAAATAGCCGTCTTTTTTGTGAAAAACATAGAAAATATTTGTACAAAATCAACAAAATTTTAAAGGTGCAAATTAGAATATAATCAAGATAAAAATGATAGAATTGTACCAGCTTTGTTGCAATGCAACACCTTTGCAACAAATTGCAACATTTTTGCAACGTAGATATAGACACTAGAGTAAGAGAAAGATTATATTCTCTCTTGTAATATTAAAAATATATATTATAAATAAGGCAGTATATTTATATAAATAATATATATAATATACAGGCTTAAAATTTAATTTTAAAATATACCTTGACAAGAAAATGATAGAATGATATTGTTTTATTAAATTAAAAAGCATTCGGGCAACGGGCGGCGGCAGCCGTCGAGGTCCCGAAAGAAACGGACTTCATGCAGCCGGTACAGTCGAGATCATCATGATCTGATTGTATCAGTTGCATTTTTTATTTTAATTATTCCAGTACTGGAGAGAGGAGATGTCGATCATGTCAGCAGTTGAAACGCAGGAAGTAAATAATACAGTTGATGTTTTTAAAGATGACATTGACATGTATATAAATCTCTGGATGGAAGAGAGAAGCATTGAGGACATGTGTAAAGTATCGCAGAACAGATGGTATAACTGTTGTAAATATGTCTATGAGAATGTATTTAAAGTTAACCCAAAGTACCTAAAGGATGATAATAATATTAATAATGCCTATGATACAGATAAGGTTAACGAGGTATTAGATATATATATAGACCTGTGTAATGACTACGAGAAAGTAGTGAATATTGTTGGGTTTACATTCTTTACCGGAATACATAGAGATACATTAAATGGCTGGGTCAATGGCGTGCAGCTAGCCTCTTCAGGTTCCGACATTTGCAAAAAACTTGACGAAATGCGTGAGGAAAGTTTGGTAGGTTTACAAGTTTCCGGCAAAGGAAATCCCATGAACTACATGCCATCACTCAACAAGTATTGCGGCTTTAATATGCCCGGCGTAAGAGACCAGGGAGCCAGAGCAAGAGCATTGACAGCTTCGGAGCTCCCAAAACTGGGAGGCGGGAATTGTGCGAGATTGCCGGACAACTTTGACAATTCAAGCCCAGATAATGGTGAAATCGTGATAGACAATTCAAACAATTTAAAGCCCAGTGTTTAAGCACCTTGAGCCGCATACTTTCGTTTAAACAGTTTAAGAAACTTAGGTTTAACGAATAGTTAGAACACAAACAGAGAATTGTACGAACAATTCAAACAATTTATCAATGTTCAAAGCATGATTCGGCATGGAGGGGGAGGGGGTTTGATAGGTTGAGAAAATCAGCACTACTAAGTCCTTTAAATATCCTCAAAAACAAAAAGAGATTGGATGGAAAAGTATGAGAGTAGTATCACAAAGCAAAGACGTTTCGCTTGATTTTGACCGAGCGGTATTCACAGCAAATCATGGAATGATAACTGCTATGGTTGATGGAAAAACGTTTACCATTGGGACGTATGCAAATTTAGGTAGAGAAAAAGAAGTATTCTCTGATATGCACAAGGCATTTTCGGCTTTTCAAGTTATTAGCACAAACATGGATAAACAACAGGTGGCCGAAATGTTTGCAGTATCTAAAAACATATCGATCAGATGCGTTGAGATGAATGATCCTTGTATGGGAATAACTGTATTTGATAACATGGTCTATTACATGACGGAAAAGTAGTGTTAATATAGCGCTATCGCCAAGCGGTAAGGCACTGGATTTTGATTCCAGTATTCGCAGGTTCGAATCCTGCTAAAGAAACTTGTGAGAGGAAAACAACCATGGTAATTATTAAAACGATTATATCGACGCTGGATGTTATTTTTATGCTGATACTATTTGTATCTGGCAGAGAATCCAAAGACAAAGAAACAGCAATTGCATTATGGGTACTTGTGATGTTACTGTTGCTGAACATGTTTCTGATGTGGAGGTAACAGAATGTTTTATAGTCCAATATTTGGTATTTGCTTTCAGCTGCCTATCATTTGTGCAGAGGAAAGAATACATATAACAAAATCAAAAGGACCGGACATCACCGGAGATTTGCTCGATCTGGATAGTGACGCTGAGCACCAGTCTGAGAAGTCGGAGCATCCAGTATAGCTTAAGTCCACTGGCATTCGGTTTTTGCAAGAAAAAACTCGGCGCAAGCAATTATTCGGTGTTAGTGGACGTCGGCAAAATAAAAAGATCAAAAATACTATCATAAGCGGCGCGCTATGCGCGCTGTGACGGAACGTAGCTCAGAGGAAAGAGCAATCTTTTCATTCTTCCATGCTCTAATGAATTGATAGCCGCAGGTTCAAGTCCTGCCGTTCCGATTGAGAGATAGGTTTAAAGCTTATCTCGGAATACGAAAAGTTCGTATTTCTCCTTTCGCCACTAGGACGATTCTGTTAAGGGCGGTGCGAGACCGTCCGGTGGTATTTGCCGCGGAGCGCGGCATTAGGCGTAAGACTATATGGTGATGAATGATGATCGTTCCGTAATTTGCTGACAAGCAATCCATATAGCAGTCAGACTTGATAGTTCGGGTGCCTATCCCACGGTGCCTGAGCTGTCAAAGATATAATTCCCCCATATAGTTAGGCAGTGGCAGAATGGGTATTGCAGGTAAAGAAACCTATCGGTAAGAGTGTTGCCAAGTGGCAGACGGGCGATCATCCGTAGTCAGCAACCACACCTTTTCTGAAACCAATAATGCAAGGTTCGAATCCTTGCCTGTCTAAGCGGTCAAATTATGCTGTTTGCTTGCAGGCGCTCTATGGTTTGGCTGTAATCGGCATTTTGTATGCCTAGTGCAACGCATGGCACGAAAAACATTATTGCTAACCGTCTGAGGGCGGTTTTGGGGAAGCGGCAACGATTGGCGGTGTTGCGGCTGACTGTAAATCAGTTCCCAAGTGGTAAACATTGGAGGTTCAATTCCTCTCTTCCCCACGCGCGAAAGCAAGATCGCAACTTGTAAGTAGGGTTTTGGCGGCATAGTGCGAGATCAGTTCGATTCTGATTAATGGCGGTTAATAGCATTGATAAGGCTAGCAAAGGCATGTGAAAATGCTATGTGGGTTCGATTCCTATGCTTGGAGCGAGTGAGGTGCAAGTCCTTACGTCAAAAGCGTCCGTCTCATTACCGGATAGAGTGTTGGTAGCGAAATCCCACTCGAAATAAAAAATACGCCACATAGTCAGCGAGAGTCCCAAGGGACCGTCTGATTATGTGGAAACGCTATAAGATTGGTTAGTCGAGTGGTAAGACACCACCCTTTCATGGTGGTAACACGAGTTCAAATCTCGTACCAATCATGGGCGATGTTGCCAGTACACCCCTAGTGTGTTTGTTACAGAAATACAGGTGCTAATCAATATACCGGTTAAACTTAGCACAGGGAACTGGATTGAGCGGTTGCCATTCAAAAGATGGCGCAAACCGCTGACTAAAAGAAACTTGCACTTGGGGTAGTGTGGAGCAAGTAAAAAACGGAAACTGCTCGGCTATGCAGATATGGTGTAATGGTATTACAGGAGATCGCTAATCTCTCCAACGAGTAAAATCGTTGTCAAGGTTCGAGTCCTTGTATCTGCGCTCTTGCCCGAGCGAAAATCCTAGGTATGCCTTGGGTGTTGATGTGTGACGGAATAGGTAAACGGAATTGTCGTAGAGAATTGGTTGAAACCGACAACATAGATGACCAGATTGTACACTCCTGCGTGGTGCAAATCCACGCCACATCAATTTTGTATATCCGCTTAGTAAGGTGCTTTAATTAGAGGTATGAGCATGATTTTAAACTGTGTAAATTGTGGCGCACCAATTGAAAGTGACAAGAAAGCGTGCCCTTATTGCAAAACTCCATATGGTTTACGTACAAAGATAGAACTGGAACCATATATTGATTCAAACGGAAGGATTTGCAGACATGAACCGGAAATGATAGAAGTAACAACTTTGGAAGATTGTGAACATAGGTTTATTAGGAAGTAATTGAAATGTGTGATTTTTGCAATGGGAAAGAATCATATAAAACTGCATATGGAGAATTTAAAATCAAAAAATTGGGCTATATAAATGTTATTCAATGCCATATTGATAAATGTCCACAGTATGCTAAATGTTGTAGCAATGGAATGAACGTAGCGATAGCAATGGAAATTGAATTTTGCCCGATGTGTGGTAGAAAGTTGGTGGAAGAATGAGTAATATACATAAATTCAAAGTAGAACCAATAGAAGGACACCAGGCATGTGCTAAAGTTACAGTTGATGGCGAACAGTGCTTATGCAGTTCGTATAAAATAGAACATTATGCTGGAAGCCTTCCAATGGTCAATATAAACCTTATTACCGATGTGAAATATGAGCAAGATGTAGAAATTAACATTGTAAACTTGCATGAAATAGCTTCGCTGATGGACAAGAAAACATTCAAGGAATTTTGCAGAGTTTGGGAGGATATTCACGCTGAAGCATAGCAAAGAATGGTACACTTGCGACATGTGTGGTGCAGAAATTAAAAAAGGAATATTGTGCGGAAATTCGATTACAAAAAATGGTATTTTAAATGTCACATACGACTTGTGCTATAAATGCATGGAAGATTTTGAAAGGTTTATGAAAAATGATTGTAAATATCAATAACAGCACATACGAGATGAACAGCAAACAGTATAAAGCAGTCCTTGATACGGCGAGCAAAGCTGTTACCTGCGGCATATACGCTGTGGAAAAGAACAAGGTAGCAATCATGCTTCGAGAGGAATATAAAAGCAAGGAAGAGCTGAAACAGGCAGTTGGTAATTACACGGCGAAAGGGTTCAAGGTGTATTGGAATGAAAAAAACGAGGTCGAAAATTATAATTAAGACTAGAAAAGGTGGCTTTACAAAAATCTATGCCAACGGGAAATGGCAGAAAAAGGTATACAACATAGACTTCCATGCGGACAGCGTTGGATATGTTGGAAATGGCATAAATATTTCGTGCGTGTTTGATAGATACAAGACGGACAAGAATGGAGTTCAAATTTATAACGCCGAAAATAATGAATTTGAGGTAGAACACTGCTCAGCAAATATTTAAGCTGATTATCAGCGGAAAGGAATTTTTATGAAAAAATTATTTGTAAGCGTGCCGATGAAAGGCAGAACAGAGGAAGAAATCAAAGCAAGTATTCAGAAGATGAAAAAGATTGCTGAAATATACGAGGGCGAAGAATTAGAATTGATCGACAGCTATATTGAGGACAATCCACCTAAAAACAGCAAAGAAGCTGTATGGTATTTAGGTGAAAGCCTTAAGAAGCTGGCGCAGGCTGATGTATTTATTGGAATATGCGAGAGCTACGATTGGAACGGCTGTTGCATTGAAAGGGAAACAGCAGAAAAATATGGCATTAAAGCATATATGATTCCGGTAAGGTATGTAATTGATGATTATAATGCACTTATGTACAAATTACATCCGGCTTGCGGTGATGCAATGCCAACAATCTAACAATATATTTACCGGCCAACAAATGGAGTTAGTCGCTAACCAACAAAAATTATTGGCAGAGGTCTTAATGCACTTCTGCTTTTTTGCGGAGGTGCTTTTCTTTTGGCAAGTTCAAGCCTAATTTCCACAGTAAATGGATATGAAAATTACATACAGGTGCATGGCGTTGATGAACAGGTTATGGATGCCATGGAAGAAGCGGCAATGGTAGCCATTCTGACAGAAAAAGATGTTGAGTATGGATTAAAGGTTTCTGCCAGAGCAAAAGAACTGACGGAGCAGTTTATTTTTCAATCTACAGGTGGCACACCATGGGATTTAGAGAAATATTCATTCCAAAACAAGGTATCTTATGAAATTCTGGACAAATATTACGGAATTTTGCTTTTGGAAGCGCAAAACAAAGTTGTAGATAGTGCTTTCCAGTATTTGGAAAAGAAAAGAGAGCCTAAAGAGCGGTTTTACATGCCAAGAAGAAAGCAATTTCTCAAAATAGGGCTTACACAGGCTTTACAAGGCATGATTGATGATAGATATGACATCCTGTGCGTATCCCTTGTTCCAGGTGCGGGTAAAACAACGGTTGAAAAAATGTTTCACGCGCTTGTTGCCGGATGGTTCCCTAGAGATTTCAGTCTTTTTTATTCGCACAGTGGAGATATCACCAGAATGTACTATGACGGTGTGTACGATATTGTTACAAATACGGAAGAATATACATGGAATGAAATTTTCCCGGATCTTTCAGTGACAAGCACAAATGCAAAGATGGAGCAGTTTAATGTCGGGAAGTACAAATCGTTTCCATCCGTACAATGTACGTCTGTTGGTAGTAAGAATGCAGGTAAAGTAAGGGCTTCTAAGTTCTTACTGGTTGACGATATGATAGGCGGTATCGAAGAAGCAATGAATCCCATTATCCTTGATAAATTGTGGGATAAATATGCCGTAGATGCCCGCCAGAGAAAGATACAGGACACGGACGGTAAAAACTGCAAGGAAATACATATTGCCACAAGATGGAGCGTACACGACGTCATAGGGCGCATCCAAAATATGTACGAGGGCAATCCGAGAGTAAAGGTTATTGCGGTGCCGGATGTGGACCCAGTTACGGGAGAAAGCAACTTTGAATATGAATTTTCTGGGTTTACGAAAGAATTTTTTGAAGACCAGCAATTATTGATGGACGACATATCATATCGCTGTCTCTACAAACAGGAGCCGATTGAGCGAGAGGGATTGCTGTTTCCGGAAGATAAAATACGCCGGTATCTTAATTTGCCGCATGGAGAGCCAGAGATTGTAACTGGTCAGTGCGATACCAAGGGAAAAGGAACGGATTACTTTGTTTTGCCGGTATTGCAAAAATACGGAGAAGATTACTACTGCGTGGATTGTGTTTGCGATAACACGGCAGATTATGAGGTTCAGTATGAAAATGCAGCAAATGTTTTGACAAACAACAAAGTTCAGGAATGTGAATTTGAGAGAAATGCCGGCGGAGACCGTGTCGCAATGGAAGTAAACAAGCGTGTCGAAAACAAAGGATGGATATGTAACATTACTGACACACCGACGGAGACAAACAAGGAAGCAAGGATTTTCCAGTGCTCTAACTGGATATTGCAGCACGTTATATTTAAAGACCCATCATTATATAAGCCAAATGAGCCATATGGAGTAATGATGTCTCTTATCAAGAGATATTCAGTGTCCGGTAAAAAGCAGTTGGATGATGTGCCGGATGTATTTTCAAACTTTGCGCTTAGAGTGACAAATGGAAATAACGTAGCCAAAGTAGAAGCGGCAGTAAATCCGTTTAGGAGGTATTGATATGACAACAAAGGACTATCTAAACCAGATAAGCAGGCTTAACCGGATGATAAATAATAAGCTAATAGAGCTTGCACAACTTAAAGAGCTGGCATGCAGCATATCGTCAATTACAAACGAAGAAAGAGTAATGACAACCCCAAATTTTGACAAAATAGGCGCGAAGCAGGCAAAGATTGATGAAATGGAAAGGAAGATCGATGCACTGGTTGATGATTATATCATTAAAAGAGATCAGATTGTCAGTCAGATAGACAGCATGGAAGATGAGAATGTCTATAATGTTTTGTTTTCAAAGTACATAGAAAAAAAGACATTTGAGGTTATTGCAACCGAAATGAATTACTCTTGGAGACAGACAATAAGGCTTCATGGAATTGCATTAAAAAAATTTGAGCAAAAATATGGAGCAACTTATTTGTAAAATGTCATAGAATGTCATATTGAAAAAATGATATAGTTATAATCGAAGAAAGCAACAAAAGTTGAATACTTCACCTCCCCCAATTTAGAGAAGCATCGTAGAGAAATCTCCGGTGCTTTTTCTTTTGCAAAGAAAAGAGGACTTTATGGTATATACACCAAAAACAATATATTGCCCGCGTTGCGGAAGAAAAGTTGCCACACACGATGGGCGTTCAACAATGAACATTTCTGTGGAATGTAGGAAATGCCACAAGAAAGTTGTTTTTTATCCGGAGAATGGAAAAACAGAATTAAAATCTCTTCCAATCCGTTCAACATCCAGTGGGATGACGTTTATTTAGGAGCAAATTATGAATAATAAATCTCTCCAAGATCTTGTTAAGGGCTGTTATGGGCGAAAAATTTTATATACTGATGTTGAAACCATCACAGCAGACAATATTGTCAAGGTGGTGGGAGACTGCATCGGTAATTATTATTACAACAAAACCATAATAGAATACCTATGGCGGTATTACAAAGGAGATCAGCCGATTTTATACCGATTAAAAGTACAAAATGCTGATATTACAAACAAAATAGTAGAAAATCATGCATATGAGATTGTTCAGTTCAAAGTAGGGCAGACATATGGCGAGCCAATCCAGTTTATTAGTCGAAAAGATGATGATGAAATTAATCGGGCAGTGGATGCGCTGAATGACTATCTTGTGGATGCGAATAAACAGGAAAAAGACATTAAAGCAGGAGAGTGGCAGTCAGCAACCGGAACATCTTTTAAGGCGGTAAGATTTGCAAATGGAGAAATACCATTTCAAATTGTTGCGCCTACTCCAATGAATACGTGTGTTATTTATAATCGGAGCACGGAAGAACCGGTGGTTGCGGTGCAGGAGCTTAAAGACGAAGATGGAAGATGGTACAAACTGTGCTATACGGACAACTATTCATGTAAACTTCAAAACGGAGTAGTTTCTGAATGGAAATTGCATGCATTTGGAAGTATACCTATTGTTGAGTTTCCAAATAATCATGAGAGAATTTCTGATATTGAGCTTGTCATAGGTATTTTGGATGCCATAAACAATATGCAGTCAAACAGAATGGATGGAATTGAGCAGTTTGTTCAGTACTGGGTTAAGTTTGTGAACTGTGAAATCGACAAAAAAACGTTTGAAGAGATGAAAATGAGCCATGCTTTGACGGTAAAGTCCAATAACAAGGATAACAAAGCCGATGTTGAGATTATGACGCAGGAACTAAATCAGAGCCAGTGTCAGGTGGCAAAAGATGATTTGTGGGACAATGCCTTGGCAATATTAGCAATACCAAACAGAGAGTCCCAAAACTCTGGAGGAGATACACAAGGAGCAGTATCATTAAGGGCTGGATGGGATTTTTCAAAGACAAGAGCAAAATTAAAAGACCCAATTGTGAAATCGGCAGAGAAGAGACTTGCAAAAGTTGTCTTAAATGTAATACGCGTTAAGGACAATGATTTGAAATTGTCAATGAGGGATTTTGATGTGCAAATCAATCATAGCCCGCAAGACAATATGTATACAAAGTCGCAAACACTATATCAGCTTTTAGAGTGCGGCATACATCCTCTTATTGCCATTAAAACGGTGGGGCTTTGGGGAGATGCTGAAAAGACATTCCTCTTGTCTAAGCCATATATAGATGCGTTGTGGAAAACAATTGATAATGCAGAAGAGCAGGAACAAAAAGCACAGGAAATTGTAAACCAATTAAATAAACAGCAAAATAAGACAGCTACCGAGTAATCGGTGGCTGTTTTTATTTTATAAAAATTCGCAAAGTTGTGAGCGTAAAAATCAACAGTGTCATTCGGTGTCGTTGCACCGCAAAAATTCGTAAAGACATATCGGAGGTAATCAATGAAAAGAGAAGAGTTAATTGCAATGGGTATCAGTGAGGAAAATGTTGAAAAAATCATTGCTGATTACGGCAGTGCCGTACAGAGAGAACAGGCAAAAGCAGCAGAGCTTAAGGCAAAGGCAGACAGCGCAGATGAGTTGCAGAAAAAGCTGGATGAAATGGAAGCAGGAAACCTCACGGAACTTGAAAAAGCAAACAAGGCGTTAGAGACAGCAAATCAGCAGATCGCAGATATGCAGAAAAAAAACGCCATCAGAGATCAGCGCGAAGCATTGATGGAAAAGTTAAAAATCAATGCAGAGCAGGCAAAATCCGTTGTCAAGGATAATGGAAGCCTTGATTATGACGCTCTTGGAAAGATTACAGCCGAAAAGGAAACCGCGGCAGCGCAGGCAAAGGAACAGGAGATTGCAAATAATTCTGAAAATCCGGGCGGCGGTACTGCAGGTGGAGAAAATAAAAAAACTGCGGACGTAGAGAACGCAGAAAAAATCAGTTTTGGCAAACCTGCAGAAAGTGCAGAAGCCAAAGACCGTTATGTTTTATAGGAGGTAAATTATGGGAAAACCGATTGAAAGAGACTTTACACAGAGTAAAGGAATTTTAAAATTCTTTCCTTATGAGGGTGCGGCGTGTATCGTTCCGCAGACAATGGTGTCAAGTGCCGATGCAAACGGAAAGAAGATTGCAAAGGCAGGGACACCGTTCCCAAGCAATGACGAATCTTGCAAAGGGTATCTTCTGGAAGATGTTGACGTAACAATGGGAGATGCGCCTGGAACTTATGTATATCAGGGTTCTATTGACAGCGCAAAGGTAACAGCGAACGGAGTGACCGTGGAAGCAACTGCAAAAGCAGCAACACCGCGTGTTACTTTTTTTGATTAAAAAATGGAGGTATTAGAGAATGGCATTACCATTAGCAGAAGCATTTACCGCAAGAAGTCTTGGGGTTATGTGGAATAATTATAAAAAAACGCTTGGTTCTGCACCTTACTTAGGTAGACAGAAATTTGGAACCAGAAAACAGGACAGCCTTGAACTTAGATTTATCAAAGGGAAAAACGGTCTTCCGGTATCCTTAAAGGCATCCAATTTTGATGCGCAGGCAGAGTTAAGAGATGTCGGTGGATTTTCGGATATTCAGAACGAGATGCCTTTCTACCGTGAATCTTACATGGTAACAGAGCGTGAAGAGCAGGAGTATGCAAATTACCAGTCGGCAGAAAATTCCAACATGGCAAACCAGGTGCTTAGAGAAATCAGCAAAAAACCGATGATGCTGATTGAGGGCGCAAGAGTAGTGCCGGAACGCCAGATTTGGCAGTTATTAGCACCATCTGATGGTATTCCAAGAGTACAGGTAACAATTGGTGGCAAGAGCTTCTATGTTGATTATACTTCGGACAATGGAGTGGCGCACAAGAGAGATCATTACAAGGATATTTCCGGAAGCGATACTGATAAATGGTCTGCACCAGAAACAGCAACGCCACTTGACGACCTTATCGAGATTAAACGTGAGTTTGCAAAGAAAACAGGATATTCCCTTGCACGCTTTAGCATGAATACAGAAACATGGGAAATGGTCCTTAAGGCGGAGGACACAAAGAAACAGGTGCTTGGAATTATTGCTTACAATGGCGGTATTCGCTTACAGCAGGGGCAGGTTACAGAGTATCTTAGAGGATACGGCATCGAGATTGAAGTTTACGACAAACTTTGCATCGACCCTGCAGACGGTGCTACCAAATATTTTATTCCTACAGGAGTTATTTCAGCGCAGTCATCCGGCGTGTACCTTGGAGATTATGTCTTTGGAAAGACACCGGAAGAGAGAAGCGGAAGTTTAACAGACGGAAACCTTTCTATTGTAGAAACCGGCATTTCGGTATATACATACGCAACAAATCATCCGATCAACACGCATTGCATTGTGTCAATGATCGGATTGCCTACTTTTGAGGGCATGGACAGCGTTGTTGTCATGAAAGTTGCGTAGGAGGTGCGGTATGATTGCTGAATATACAGTAAAGCGCAATGGAAGATGGTATAAAGCAGGAGATGAAATCCCGGACATTGTTCCGGGAGAGAAATCTTCTGGCGAGTACACCAAGACAGAGATTAACAGAATGAGCACTGCTGATTTACAGGCACTTGCCGCTGAACATGGGATCGAGGGTGCAGAAGAAATCAGTGGAGCGGAACTGAAACGCATTTTGATCGAGCAGTTTGGATTATAGGTAGGGAAGAATGGACGAATATACAACATTAGAGCAGGTCAAAATCAGACTGAAACAATTTCATATTGAAACCGTTACGGACGAAGATGGTGTTACTTCTGATGTTGTCGTGTTCGACCAGAAAGAAGATAATCCTTACATCGAACAGCTTATCAAGCAGGCAAGAAATGAAGTGGTAAGCAAGCGGAATTACCCGGAAAGCTACACGGATGAAAAAATATCCGAAGACTTGAAACAGTTTGAGGATGTAATCGTCAATTTAGCCGTGTACGACCATTCACAGGCAGGAGAAGCCTATATGGCAAGCTATTCAGAAAACGGAGTGAGCCGTAGCTGGAAAGACAGGGAAAGCTTGTTTGTCTGTGTATTTCCGTTTGTAAAATCATTATAACTCATCGATTTCGAGGAGTTTAGAAGATTGTGCGTTACGTTTTGCCGATGTTGGCAAAACGTAGCAGGCGGCACACATTGAGCGGTGGTGGGCGGTGTGCCATAAAAAATGAAAGGCGGTATATGATTTGACGATTGAAATATCAACAGCAATCATTATAAGCGTGCTGTCGCTTGGTTTTTCCGTCTTTATGGGCTTGAAGAGCAACAAAAGGACAGACAACACGGATCTTGAAGAGCGCGTGCGGGAGAACACACGCATTAACATGAAGTTGGATGCCATTTCAAACAACACGACCGAGATCAAAAATGAAGTATCTGAGATGCGAAAAGAAATAAATTCTCATGACAACAGAATCATAAAGGTGGAGGAAAGTGTGAAATCGGCTCATCACAGAATTGACGGAATAGAAACCCGTCTTAATGATGACAAGGAGGTTTAATCATGGATATTATACAGTCTGTAATTGCAAATATGACAATTATTCTGGCAATCATTGGTGCGCTGGCATTTGTTGTGTCTGTGGTAACACAGGTAATCAAAGGCGTAGGCGTATTTTCTAAGATTCCAACGGACATTTTGGTATTTGTTCTTTCTATCGGAATCACGGTCGCTGCGTTTGTGGCATACATGCAGTACATCCAGACATCAATTTTATGGTATATGATCTTGGCAGCTATTATTGCAGGATTTATTGTTGCGTTTGTCGCAATGTATGGATGGGAAAAGCTTTCTGAGCTGTGGAAACGGTTCGGCAAGGATGTGAAGTGAAATGCTTGAGATCAATAAGCAAAAAATGAGTTATTCGCAGCAAAGCGGCAAGGTGCCGGTATATGTGACGGATGATGATGGTAACATCGAATATTCTTCGTACACGGATTCTGATGGAAATGTAATTTATTACCTTGATGAGGATGGAAACAAAATACCGAAAACAACCGGAGAGTATACCACAGGTTATGAGAAGCCTGTGGTTTTTTATTCTTCAATCAGCAATAAGTTGAGTGAAGCACTTATAAAAGAGTTTGGCGTTGACAATTCCACAAACTTTGTTCAGATTGTCGAGGACAAAGGGAAACTTCCATTGAGCGTCGGCTCCTTGGTATGGAAACGGTCAGATGTAAGGTACAAAGATGAAGAGAATACAATCGTTGATGAAAATTCGGCTGATTACATCGTAAAAGGTGTTGCAGACGAGGGATTGACGGTTGATTTGTTTTTATTGCAAAAAAATGTAAAGTAGGTGCTGAATGGGAAAGAAAGTAATCACCATGAGCTTGTCTGAAAAGTCTATTCAGAAAGCCATACGAGAGCTTAGAGCCTATCAAAACAGCTTGACATATAAATGTCAGCTATTAGCAGAAAAACTTGCGGAAAAGGGCGTAGAGATTGCCAGAGTGCAAATTGCTGACCTTGACGCAATATTTACATCGGAACTGATTTCAAGTGTTCATGCGGAATATGAAGGAAGCACTAAGGGCGGCGGGATATGGGCGGTAATAGCCGGTACAGACCACGCCGCATTTGTTGAGTTTGGAACCGGAATTGTGGGACAGCAAAGCCATTATCCGGGGAAACTGCCAGAGGGTGTTTCGTGGCAGTATGCAAGTGGAAAAACTATCCATCAGATTTCAGATGGAAGATATGGATGGTTTTATCAGGACGACAATGGCGATTGGTGGTTTACAGAGGGAATGCCAAGCCGACCATTTATGTATCTGACCGCAAATGAGTTGCGGCAGATTGTTACACAGACAGCGAAGGAGGTGTTTGGATAATGGCAGACAACCAGTGGGTATATGATCTTGAAACAAACATTTTCTCCAATGTTGCAACGATAGCCAAACCAAAACTCAAGAAAAAATACAAAAGCATGAATTTTGACACTGCATTTACAACGGTTGAAAAGAACCTTGATAAAGACCCTGTTTTCCCGACTATTTACATCCATGAGATGCCGGGGCTTGAACGTGGGGCAGATTTAGAGGGCACATCCGTAAATGCGGTGCAGGAAACAATACAGGTTGACGTCATTACAAACACAAAGCAGAGCGATGCAAAAGGGATTATGGCTATTTTAGCTGATGCCTTTAAACAGATGCGATTTCAAATCACAGCAATGCCGGAGTTTAAAAATGACAGTGAGAAAAAATTTAGAAGCGTTGCAAGGTTCCGGCGGATAATCGGAGCCAACGACAGATTGATGTAAAAGAGCCGAAAGGCTCTATTTTTTATGCATTGGGTGCAAAAAGATGCGCCCGATAACCGCATTATTTGGCGGTAGAAAGAGAGGTAAAAATGGCAGCAGGATTGTCTACGTTAGGCATTACGTTTGGCTATGGAACAGAAACAACAGCTGGGACAAAGCCTACATCATTTAAACAGCTTACAAGAATTAACGCAATCGGCGGTATCAACATTGAGCCGGAACAGATTGACGCATCTGCATTAGAAGACGCTATTACCAGATATGTAAAGGGGCGCGCAGATACCGGTGGCTCTTTCACTATCACGGTAAACCTTACAGATGCCACAAAGGAAGAGTGGGAAGCACTTATCACAGCGTACAAGGCGCTTGCCGGCGGGAAAAGAATGTGGTTTGAAACGATTATCCCGGGATTTACCGAAGCGTTTTTTGTTGTGGCTCAGCCGCCAGAGCAGATTCCACAGCCGGAGATTGGTCAGAACGAACTTTTGACGGTTGAAATGAATCTTACCATTGAAGAATACAAGGGCATGGACACCGCTGTAGCTTTTACACCGGGGGAATAACACGTCAGTCGAATAGTTCGGTTGGATCGGCTGACGATAACCAGACAACCGAGCCAGAGCTTGAAGAAACAATTTAAAAGAACAGGGCGGTCTTCGGACTGCCCTTTCCCTATATGAGAGGGAGAAAGGGAAAGAAAATGACAAAATTAAAATTTGGCGAGAAAGAATTACAGATCAAGTTTGGATATGAAGCAACCGTGAAAAGCGGAATTATCAAGAAAGTAGCAAAATTAGACCAGATGGAAGATATCGAAGCGGTTGACGAAATCCTTTTATTTCTTCCAGAGTTAATCCTTGTAGGCGCGCAGAAGTTTCACAAAGAGGAACTTGGATACAATCCGGACAATGAGGGAGAAAAGGAACAGCAGCTTGGAAAAGTATATGCCATGCTGGATGATTACTTTGACGGAGAAGATGCAGATGTTCAGGTACTTTACAATGCACTTTTAGCGGAGCTGCTTGAAAACGGTTTTTTATCAAAACTGCTCAAAGCAGAGCAGAAAGAAGCGGAGAAGAAAACTCCGAGGAAAAAGTAGAAGAACAGAGAGAACTTACATGGGGAACATATTGTGCGGAAATCCGCCCGTTTTGGCTGTTAGTAACCAAGGGATATGGATTTACTGTACATGACATAGACATGTCGTGCCCGGCTGACTTACAGCCATATGCAGATGCATACAGCTTGGAGAGAAAACAGCGGGATAATGAAATGTGGATGTGGTTTGGAACATACGGATTGTCTGCGGTATCGGTGGCAGTAGAACATTGCCTTGCCGGACGAAAAGCAAGATCAAAGTATATTAAAAAACCAATCAATGAGCAACAAGGGAAAGATGATTCAGAAATGACGGAAGAAGAAATTAAGAAACAGAGAGAGCTATTTGTGGCAAAGCTCAAAATTATGCAGTCAAACTATGAGTTGAGCCATCCAAAACCAGAAAAGAACTTGGAGGTATAAATATGTCAATTAGAATTGGATCTGCAAGACATGATGAAAATGGGAAATTGACCGGTGGGAGACCGGGAGATCAGACCGGAACAGAAGTAAGTATGCAAAACTTTTATGTTCATAAAAAAGGATGGTATGTGTTAAGGCCAAAAACAAAAGATATGGCGGATAAACTGGCAGAATCAATGATTACAGCGTGCAATAATGATAATATTGGCTACTGTCAGGGACACCGGCTTGGAATTGTCAAATATGGTATTAATTCAAAAGTAAAAACAGAAGCAGATTGCGGCACAACGGTACGTGCATGCATTATTCATGCAACTGGAAAAGATGTTGGAAATTTCACCACAGCAAATGAAAAATCTGTACTTCTTTCTAGTGGCATGTTTGATGACATTGGAGGTTATGCGGCAGGAATGGTTCTTTACAACGGAGATGTTATTGTCACAAAAACAAAAGGTCATACAGCGATTGTGACAAGCGGAAACCCTAGAAAAAATGTAAAAGATCATTTAAACCCATACCCGGAACCTGCAAGGATTTTAAAGAAAAAATTCCCTTGCATGAGAGGGGATGATGTGAGATGGCTTCAGACGGAGCTTATTTATCACGGATGCCTAGATGAAAAAGATAAAAAGGGAAACAGTAATGTGGACGGTATTCTTGGAAATGATACGGCGACCGGTATTGGAACATTCCAGAAAAAAGTCGGAATTACAGTAGATAAGAAATGTGGACCGGTTACAAGAGAAAAATTAAAAGAGTAGATCAAGGACGGTAAGGTGTCACAGCCTACCGTCTTTTTATTTTGCATAGAAAGTTGGTGCATATATGGCAGACATTGATGAATTACAAATAAAAATCAAAGCTGACTCTGCAAAAGCAAGTAATTCCATAGAAAGCCTTGTAAACAGCATGAATAGGCTCCGGGAAAGCATATCGTTTGACACTGCAAAACTTTCAAATATTGCAAGCGGAATCAGAAGCATTTCCGATGCGGCTACCGGGTTCAAAGGTGGTAAATCTTCGGAAATCACATCAATGGTGCGGGCACTCAATAAATTTTCTGGTGTTGATGCAAATTCTATCCACGGAATATCTTCTGCTGTGAGAGATCTTGCATCTGGAATAGCAAGTGTTAAAGCTGTTGATACAAGCGGACTCACAAGCATGGTGTCGGCACTGTCAAAAATTGGTGGCAAGGCATCTACACAGGCGACAAAGAATCTGCCGGCTTTATCTGCGCAGTTACAAAACTTTGTACGCCAGATGAACAAGATAGGTGCATTGAATTTTGATATGACCAATATGAGCAACCTTGTAACAGCCATATCAAGGCTTGGAAGCGTTGCAAGCGGACGTGCAGTAACAAATATACCTTTGCTTGCTGACAACCTTAAATATCTGTTTGAGACACTCTCAAAAGCACCAAATGTAAGCGCAAATATTTTACAAATGACACAGGCACTTGGAAATCTTTCAAACAGATCTGGCGGTGCGATTACTGGATTAAATAACAGCATCAGTAATCTTTCCGGTTCTTTCCTTGGATTTAAGACATCCACAGGAAAAGCATTGATCGGACTCAAGTCATTCACAAGACAGATTTTATCCTCTATGGGGATTTATCTTGGTCTGTACGGAGCGATCAGAGGAATAAAAAATGCAATCGACATATCATCGGCATTAACAGAGGTTCAGAACGTTGTTGATGTTACTTTTGGTGACATGTCAAAAAAAGTCAATGAGTTTGCACAGGACTCTATACGTCAGTTTGGTATGTCAGAACTGACATTGAAACAGACGGCAAGCCGATTCCAAGCAATGGGAACAGCCATGGGAATTGACAGCAGTTTGATAAAGAAAGCCAATGAGTTTTTGAACAAACAGACAGATGGCTATATTGGTTTGTCTGATTCCATGGCTGATGTGTCTTTGAATTTAACAAAATTAACTGCTGATATGGCATCTCTGTATAACATAGATCAGGATGTTGTGTCGCAGGATTTAGCTGCAATATTTACCGGACAGACACGTCCATTAAGAGATTACGGTCTTGATCTTACACAGGCAACCCTTAAAGAGTGGGCGATGAAACAGGGATTAGATTCTGATATCGAGTCTATGTCACAGGCTGAAAAGACAATGCTCCGGTATCAGTACGTCCTTGCCAATACGCAGACAGCACAGGGAGACTTTGCGCGTACTGCTGATTCGTGGGCGAACCAGATCAGAATTTTAAAACAGTCGTTCGAACAGCTTGGCAGTGTTATTGGTGGAGCATTAATCAATGCTTTCAAACCATTCGTAAAAGCACTCAATTCCGTTTTACTGGTTGTTATCAGCTTTGTTACAAAGGTTACAAACGCTTTAGGCGCAATCTTCGGATGGAAATATGAGGATTCCGGTGCAGGTCTTGCGGATAGTTTTTCAGATGCGGCAGAAAGCGCAGATGATGTTGCGGACAGTACCGGACAGGCGGCAAAGAACATTGACAAGATGAATAAGGGTGTCCGTCAGTTTGATGAATTGAAACTGATTACCACAAATGATGGTTCTGGCAAAAAAGGTTCGGGCGGTTCCGGCGGCGGTGGTGCATCCGGTGGTGCCAGTGGTGGCAAACTCGTCAAGACTGATACCATTTTCAAAAATTACGAAAGTGATATTAAAAATCTGAAACAACTTGGAAAATACATCAGTGATGCCTTATCAAAAGCTATGGAGTCTATCAACTGGGATAAGATTTATTCCAAGGCAAGAAATTTCGGCAAAGGCTTGGCAGATTTCCTTAATGGTCTTATCAATCCGAGACTGTTTGGAAATGTAGGAAAAACGATTGCCGGGGCACTGAATACGGCGATTTATGCCACACTTTCCTTTGGCCAGACATTTGACTGGTCAAACCTTGGAAAATCACTGGCAGAGGGAATAAATAAATTCTTCCAGACATTTGATTTTAAGGCACTTGCAGAAGATATAAATGTTTGGGTACAGGGAGTTTACAAGACGATTAAGACCATGATAGAAAATATCAAGTGGTCTGATGTTTGGAAAGGCGTAAAAGATTTTCTTTCAAACATTGATATTGAGACAGTTGAAATTCTTCTTGGAGCATTTGCTCTGAAACTTGCAGGCAAACTGTTAACAGGGAAACTTCTCAAGGAGACTATTGGGAAATTAATAGGAGCGAAATTCACAGCCGCTTTTGGTCAAACAGCGGTAAAATCATTGCTCTCTTATGCAATTCCTATTTCACTTGCTGTAGTAGTGGCAACGTTATCTTTTACGGTTGGAAAAGATAGCATAAAAAAAGATGTTAATAATTTAAAAAAAGCGTATGAAAAAGGCGGTTTTCTGCAATATCTTCAGGAAAGTTTTAAACAACTTCTTAATCCGTTTGAATGGATTAATGCATATGGCGGTGGAGTTTTGAGCCATGATACTGTGATGGACAAATTAGGCATTGGAAATGGAATGAATGTTGATGAATTTGTCAAAAATCTGCCTAAAAAGGAAGATTACAAATCATTAGATGATTTCCAAAAAGCATTAAATGAGTTCAATGATAATATGCCTAATAAATTAAATGTACCTGACAGCTTTGATCTAAAGGCGTGGATAGATGAATGGAAGAATATAAACGGATTAGATGATGTAGATTTACGAGCAGATGTTGTTCTTCCAAATTTACAAGAGAAGATTTCCGAGTTCAAAGACAATGTCAAAGAATGGTGGGGATTGAATGTAGAACTTCCAGTTCATAACAAATTGACAACTACTCAAAATGATATTTCTTTATGGTGGGAAAATGTAAAGGAATATTGGGGAGAAAAAAAGCTTTCAATACAGACAGAAATAGGAGAAATAAAAGGTAAAATAGAAGAAAAGTGGAATGAAGCCTTAACTTACATTCAGGAGAATATTTTCCCGTGGTTCACAAAAGAAAAGTGGATGGAAGTAGGAAATGGAATAAAAGAGGGATTATCTGCTAAATGGGATGAGTTTTCCGATTGGTGGCAAAAGACAGGAATATATAACTGGTGGGAAAATCATGTAAAACCTTGGTTTACAAAAGAAAAATGGGATGAACAGGGAGACGGAATGAAAAAAGGTCTTTCTGAAAAATGGGACGAATTTAGTAACTGGTGGAGTACATCTGGAATTGGTTCTTGGTGGACAAATCATGTCGCACCGTATTTTACGAAAGACAAATGGACATTCAGTGGCATTTCTGACGGATTGAAGCAGGCATTTGATAATGCTGTTGCAGGAATTAAGCAGGTATGGAATAATTTTGCAACGTGGCTTAATTCAAAACTGTCTTTTTCATGGGATTCTGTAAATATTGGTGGAAAAGAAATAATTCAAGCTGGCAATATTAACCTCGGGAAAATACCAACATTTGCAACCGGAGGCTTCCCGGAAGATGGTTTATTTTTTGCAAATCACGGAGAAATGGTCGGGCAGTTTAGCAATGGAAATACAGCGGTTGCGAATAACAGCCAAATCGTAGAAGGAATTAAAGCAGGAGTAAAAAGCGCAGTATCAGAAGCATTGACACCATATCTGTCACAAATCGCACAGAATACAAGTGAAAACAGCGGAATTAAAGTTGAATTAGACGGCAAGGTAATATATGACAGTACAGTTAAGCAATGGAAGAGTGAAGCAAGAAGAACACAGAGAAATCCAGTTCCAATATTTTAATGACAAATACCGCCACTTGTGCTAGAATTATTTTATTACAAGTGGTGGGAGGAAAAGCTATGAATGAAAAAAGTGAAACAAAATTATGCAAATACTGTCAGACGGAGATTCCAGCTAAAGCAAAAATTTGCCCTAATTGCAAAAAAAAGCAGGGTGGGGCAACAAAGTGGTTTGTTGCGGTGGTTATAGTTATAATCCTGTTGATTGCCACATTTGGCGGAAACGGAGAAAACAACGATGCAGTTGCTGATTCTACCGAGCAAAATAAAAAAGTTTCTTCTATTAGTACGGTAGATAACAAGGAAGCGACAAGAGAAGAAGTTTCTGATTCTGATTTTTTGGTAAAAGAGTATCTGTACGAAAACACAATAGGAGACACATTAGATTTTTTGATTGTAACAAATAATTCAAACACGAATGTCGCAATTTCTGGGAACGCTATAGCCAAAGATTCAAGTGGGAATTCAATAGGAGCCGCCGACATGAGCATTGATGTATTGGGAGCAGGGGAAACATCTATTGGCGTTTTCTATTTTGATAGTGTGTCCGGAATTGACAAGGTGGATTACACATTAGATTATGACGAAAACCCATATTATAAACCGGTTGTAAATGATTTATCCGTTGAACAGACATTTAATGATGAAAACGTTACTGTATCCGTGACCAATAACAGCACAAATCCGGCGCTTTTTGTAAGCGCGTATGCAATATTTTTTGACAGTAGCAATAATGTGGTAAATTACAACAGCACATATATTACAGATTCAGACAGTGAGATTAAACCAGGGAAAACTATTTCGGGGCAGCTTGATTGTTATGGAAAATACGATTATGCAGAGGTATATTTTACTGGAAGAGCAGATAAATAGAATAATAAACTAAAGGAGAAGAATGTATGTACGACAAAGAAAAAGGGATTTATCCATCTGGAGGATATCTTGTTGGTAGAGATTTACCATTGGGCGGTTATGTTTTTACTGCAAAAAACGGTCAAAAAGGTTGCGTTACTCTTTACAAAAGCTATAAAGATTTTAAAGAAGAGGAAATGGAATTAACCTATGAATACTTTGAAGAAGATTATCATTTATCGCTAATGGAAGATGGTAATTACTTATTGGTGGAAAATGCAACAATACAGAAAATATAAGAGGAAGCGCAGAGATGCGCTTCTTTTTTGATTTATTTAGCACCTATCATACACGGTAGGTGCTATTTTTGTACCCATTTTTAGGAGAATAGCCATGAAAAAATATAAACCAATAGACTGGGGTAAGTGCTCGGAAAACCGGACACCAATAGGAAATCCGAATAATTGCTTTGTGGCGGATATTCTGCCGGACGGAAAAACGGAAATCTTATTTTTAAGTGATGATAACGGTGTTCATATTTGTAAATCTGAAAAAACAACTTGATTGGAGGTGTTCGCATGGCGTACAGCGGATGGCTGTTAAAGATTGGCAATTACATAGTGCCGATGTCGTTTATGAAAGCAGAAACATACAGTCCATATGTCAACATGCAGGATTTGGACGATTATACAGACGCCAACGGCTATCTGCATAGAAATGCCGTGGAGTTAAAGGCGTTAAAGGTCGAATTTGAAACCCCAGCTATGCTGACAAATAAGACTTTCAATGAGGTTTTAAACAATATTCGAAGTCAGTTCACAAATGCGACAGGGAGAGCATGCTATATCACAGCGTATATCCCGGAATACGACGATTATGTGACGCAGTACGGCTATATGGCAGATTTTCAGCCTACGATATACGGAACATATGATGGAATAATTCATTACAATTCAGTTCGGCTTGCTTTCATAGGGGGTGTGTACGGTGGTTAATTATAAATATGGCGACTTGTTCAAAAAAGATACGGTCGATAAGCAATTATCCATCGTATCTGATGACGGAAAAATCAATATCACAAATACAGAGCTACACCAAGAAAAATTCGAATTGACCGAAAGTTTGTGTTCGGAACAGGAATTGACGTTTGGATCATGCGAAGCCGCCATGATTAAATTCACGGTGTCAAATACATTTTTGCCAATGAAGGGCAGATGGATGACGGTAAGAATGTCCCTTGATGGACATGCAGATATCCCGTTCCAGTTCGGACGATATAAGGTTGATTCTGATACGCCCACGGCAGACAGAACGTGCCGTGATGTGGTTGCATATGATGCCATTTATGACATTTTAAATGCAGATGTGGCAGCATGGTATAACACTGTCTTTCCATCCCATAAAGAGCAGCAGAAAGATAAAGATGGAAAAACTACGACTGTTACAGTTTATGATCCGGTCACAATGAAGCAATTCCGGGACAGCTTTTTTAAGCACTTCGGGATTGAGCAGGCTGACATTATACTGGTTAATGACGGCATGTCTATTGAAAAAACAGTTGCAGTCACGCCATCCAGTGAGACAAGTTCTGATACAGAGGAATCGAGCACCATAGGCGAATCTATGAGCGGCAAGGAAGTGTTGTCCTGTATTTGTGAGCTCAATGGCTGTATGGGGCACATGGGGCGTGACGGGAAGTTTCATTATATTTATCTGGAACAGGAGATACAGGGATTATATCCAAGGAATGATCTTTATCCGGCGGATAATTTGTATCCAAGAGATCCGAAAAGCAACCGTATCGGGAAGGATTTATATATAACGGTTGAGTATGAAGATTTTCTTGTTAAAACAATCAATAAGTTACAGATCCGGGAGCAGAAGAATGATATCGGTGTGATTGTGGGTACCGGAGACAATGCCTATGTGATCGAGGATAATTTTCTTGTATATGGCAAAGGCACAAAAGAACTGAAAGGCATTGCAAAAAATATTCTTTCCAAGATCAGAGGGATTGTTTACCGACCGTTTACAGCGGACTGCAAAGGAAATCCGTGTCTTGAGGTCGGGGATGCAGTGCGGTTGCCGACCAGATATGAACTGATCGAGTCCTATATTCTGAAAAGAACCCTGAAAGGTATACAGGCTTTGCGTGATGATTTGGAAGCGGATGGGGAAGAGTACCGGACAAACGGGGCGAACGGAATACAGAAAAGTATTTTAAAGCTCAAAGGCAAGAGCAATGTGTTGGAGCGAACCATTGAAAAGACACAGAGCACGATAACTGATGTTGAGAAGGGATTGCAGTCACAGATCACGCAGACCGCAACCGAAATTCGCACAGAAGTTAAAAATACAACGGATGGTTTATCATCGAGAATCACGCAAAATGCGAGCAGTATTACAGCAGAAGTAAAAAGAGCACAGGGGCAGGAAGTTGAACTTGCAGCAGCTATTAAAATTAATGAGGACAAGATTACAGCGGAAGTTACGAGAGCAAGCGAAGCAGAGGGCGATTTGTCCGGAGAGATAGAGGTGACCGCAACTAAGATACGGTCAGAAGTCAGTGCTTCTTTAACAGTATGGGATACCGAAGATTATGACGTTACACATTGTGGTTTCGGGAATCCACAAGATACATACCCTGCATCTTCGTATTATTCTGGACACAGTTTTTTGGATCAGAATACTGGAAAGTTTTATGGTTGCGAACCAGATGGTGGAATAAGCAGTGGAAAATACAAATGGACTCTGATAAAGAAATTTAAGCAGCTTTCATCGAGTGCGTCCAGTACGATTACGCAGTCATCAAAGCAGATCAGCTTGAAAGTATCAAAAGACAGCGTCATTTCAGAAATCAACCAGTCAGCCGAGGGTATCAAAATTAAAGCAAAACTGCTTGAATTAAAAGGTTCTATGGAAATGACCGGGGGATATATGCATATTCAAGCGGAAGAGTCTGTAGAAAACCTTATTGAATTTAAACGCAGTGGAACACTTGTACAGATGGGAACGGATGGATTTCGAACAGTGGAAGGGACGCTTGAAAGTCCTGTTCATAAATGTACGGTTCAATATAATCAGGTTTCATTGCATAAAGGCGCAAACGATAATGACCACATGATGATCCATTTAGACGGAGATACCGGAGTAGGTGGATTCAGAGGTGGAGTAATTAATGGATCTGACAAAAGAATAAAAAACACAATTTTAGATTTAAGCAAAAAGCAATCATCTGAGTTTATTTATTCTTTAAGAGCAAAATCGTATCGTTATAATTTCGAAAAAGATGGGTTCCATCATGGATTTATTGCACAGGATGTTTTGAAAAAAGCGGAAAAAGGGTGGAATATTTGTCCAAAAACGTTTTCAGACAGCAATGGGAAAAAGTATTACGGACTGAAATATACGGAACTGATTGCTGATCTGGTTGCCACAGTGCAGTTGCAGCATGACGAGATAGAACAGTTAAAGGAAAAGGTGGAAAATCTATGATAAATGCAAAAATTCGGGAATTTGAAAACGACATTATAAATTATGCAAATTTGTGTGAGGATGTCCCAATCGAAGCTAAGTACCTAGTGTTTAAGGATATTCTGCAGCAGATTAAGGAAGAAGCAAACAGACATGTTATAGCCGAACGGGAGCAGATGAAGCTTGCAAAGGAAAGGGAGAGTGAGGACCATGAACAAAGCGCATAGTGCTATTAATTGGGAGAATTACCCGAGTGATGAAACACCGCTTAATGAAAGCAATCTTAACAAAATGGACGCAGCTATTGGCGTTATTGATGATCGTGTAATCACTCTTGATACCACAAAAGCCACGAAAACAGAAGTGGCTACCCTTGTTGCAGACGTGACCTTTGAGGAATCGACCGGAATCATTACGATCACAAAAAAGAACGGTTCTAAGATTACGATTGATACACAGATGGAGAAAATCGCAATCAACTTCGTTTATAACCCGACCACACAGCAGATTATCCTGACTCTGATTGATGGCACGAAACAGTACATAGACCTGTCGGCACTGATTACACAGTATGAGTTCCTTGATTCTGATACGGTAGCTTTTTATATTGATAAGGATGGAAAAGTGTCTGCCATCGTCAAAGAGGGTAGCATCGAGGAAAAACACTTGGAGCCAAACTATCTTGCGAAAATCAAAGTGGAAGTGGCAAAGGCAGAGTCAAGCCAGCAGGCAGCGGCAAAGTCCGAAGCCAACGCCAAAGCAAGTGAGAATGCTGCAAAAGCCAGTGAAACAGCGGCAAAAACATCCGAAACCAATGCCAAAGCGTCAGAGACAGCGGCAGCGAAGTCAGCTACGGCGGCAGAGGCATCCGAAAGCAACGCAAAAGTCAGTGAGACATCCGCCAGTCAGTCTGCAGCCACAGCCACAAGTGAAGCGGCATCTGCCAGTCAGTCAGCCAGTACCGCCACAGATAAAGCCAATATTGCAACGCAGAAAGCAACAGAGATCATCGGTAAAGCCGAATCTGCAGCAGATAGTGCAACTAAAGCACAGAGTTATGCCGTTGGTGGTACCGGGAGCAGAGAGGGCGAGGATTCTGACAATGCGAAGTATTATTTTGAACAGGTAAAAGATGTGTCTGAAGCTATTAAGGGCGGATTGCAGCCGAGAGGAACAGTTGCATTTGCAGATCTTCCGGCACTTGCGGATGTTAGCACAGGGTGGATGTTCAATATTTCAGACGAATTTACAACCACGGATGATTTTAAAGAGGGAGCCGGGAATGTAATTCCGGCAGGTGCCAATATTTATAAAACATCAGATGAAAAGTGGGACGTGCTGGCCGGAACTCCAGTT